ATGACCACATACCATTATTTTCTTACATATCCTGCAAATTTAGGACCAATAAGCGTTGACGAATTAATGCGGAAATTATTAATTCCAAGAAAATGGCGTCATTTTTTACGTACTGAAAATCAGATTTTAATTAATGGACATTACTTACCACTTAATTTCTTAGTAAAAGCTGGTGACAAGATTGATATTTATCTAGATCATGTCGAAAGTGAACAACAAACTTACACCGCTAGTGGAAGTTTACCTGAAGTTGTATATGAAGATTCAGATATTCTAGTAATTGATAAACCTGCTGGGCAAAAAACACACCCGAATTTAAATGAAAAAAACACTGCATTAAATGATTGTGCTACTTACCTAGGCTACAGTCCCTTTATTGTTCACCGCCTTGATATGCTTACAAATGGCTTATTATTAGTGGCTAAAAATCCTGTCGTTGTTCCCATCTTAAACCGGCAATTAACTAATAAAACCTTGCACCGAGAATATTTAGCATGGGTTTCTAAATCAAATCAATTAAAACAAAGTGGAACAATTTCTTTGCCCATTGGACATGATCCTAATGATCAAAGAAAGAGAATGGTACGATCCGATGGTCAAAAGGCTATTACTCATTATGAAATAGTTAAAGAATGTGAAAATAAGGCACTAGTAAAACTTATTCTAGAAACGGGACGCACACACCAAATTAGAGTTCATTTAGCAGCACTTAACGCCCCTATTATTGGTGATCCGCTGTACAATCCTAATTATCAAAAAGGAGAGGGTTTACAACTAACTGCTTATCAACTTACTTTTATGAGGCCTTTTAAGTTTGAAAGTAAAACTGTTAAATTGAAACAAAAATAAAAGAGATACGCAAAATGCATATCTCTTTTTTCATGTGCCTCAAACAGGAGATAACTATGTTTTTATCGACTTTTATTTGCTTTTCTTCCTATATATAATGAAAAAATATTCATATTCATTTGTATACTATTTTACTTTTGGCGGTCATTTTAGCGGTCAAAGGCTTTTTTTTGCAATTTTTGTCCAAGTCACATAGATACTTTCTTTTAAGCAACTGATTAATTTGATGATTTTTCCGAAAAGTAACTTATTTTTATAGAAAAATAGAGCTACCAAAAGGCAGCTCTCGTAAAGTAATTGAACATACCGAGGTATGCAATACAATTATATCAAAAAAAGCCACCGAAGTGGCTTTTCAATGCATAAAACGGAAAAATGACAAAAATAATTATATATCGTCAATTAGTAGTTTTATACATGGTTGTTAGATCAATGTGTTACCTTGCGATAACACATTCATATTATATCATGGTTATCAAAAAAGATCACTATAGATTATCTCTACAGTGATCTTCAAACTTTATCAATCTTAAACAACGCGGTCTAAAACTACTAACTAAACTCAAAAGAATTAAACCACTTGATTTACTATTATAATATATTTTTTAGAAACAAAAATCAACTGTATTAATCTATATTCCTAAAAATTTCAAAGCAAGCAACAGGATCACTAGTTATAATCGTTTCAATGCTATTGATTATTCTAAGACTAGAATTATCATTTCTATACAGCTGTCGCCAATCATTAAACATGCTATGCAGCTTACTTTGTAACTCCTTAACATCATTTTGCGTCATATTATCTTGTATTTCAGCAATATCAAATGATTGGGCTAATAGGTTGATCCGCTTCCAACTTGCTCTATCTAGCTTAGACAGTTCTGCTCTATAGTTAACCAAGGATTGATAGGGTATTTTTGTTAAAAGACTGAGATTTTTCAAGCTTGTATTTTTGTCAGCAATTATTGTCTTAGCCTTATCTAGCTCACTTCCACCTTTATCTCGCCAATTTTTCAAGTGATATATAGCCATACTACTTAACTCTTACAATTCTTCTAGCATTGTTAATTTCGTTATCAGAAACGTTAAGGCGTTTCTTGCTTACTTGATAAGCTTTACTATACTTTTTGCCAAACAATACTTGCATACTATCTAAGATATTTGGTTGATTACTATTTTTTTCAATTTCTTTTTTCATTTTATCGCTAAAATCATGCGGTTGAACTCTTATAAGTTCTCCCTTCTTGTTATAGTACACTGCATAATCCTTATAATCTTCCTTGCTATCAGGGTAAGGGAATCTTAATTCATCAAGTTCAGTGTTAGTTAACTCATCATATTTTTTAAGTAAATAAACTGGTTGACCATTTTTAGCTTTTTCAATAATCTTCATTTTAAATACCTCTTTTTTCTTTTGCTTAATTACCTTACACTTATATAATACCGCACCTATATACTCTGTAAAGTATTTTTATACTTTTTACATTATTTTTGACACAAAAAAAGCCACTCCAGAGAAAATTAATTATCCAGAGTGGCTTTTAAAACATGTTTTAATTCGTTTCCTTAATACTGATAAGTTCAGAAACTTCAAAGGAACTTATCAAGCCTCACTCGGCTGATATAAAAATTATACCATACTATTTAAACGTACCCCATGGATCGTTACCTTGACGACAAACTAAGAAACCTGGTTCTCCGTCAGCTCTTGGTTGTCTAATCCAGACATAACCACCATGGCGACTGTAAGCATCGTATTTAACACAATCACCCTTGGTTACTGTACCAATGATATCACTAGTGGTTCTAGCACCATAGCGAATGTTAATGGTTCCGTTTGGATAGAACTTGCCTTCTTCCTTGTACCAAGTATCGCCAATATCATCAACCCAAGATTGTGGTGTTGATTGCTTAATAGTTGGTTTAGATGGTTGGGCTACTGGCTTACCGTCAGTCTTAAGGTCAATTAGAGAGATGTTTCCGTCAACGTTTAAACCACGCCAATTATCGGTAAATTGCCAGATTGCTACTCCGTCCATTGATGGAAAGTAACCAAAGTCTGGTTTACTTACTGCACCAGATACAGGATAAGACGCTACCCATAAGCAGTTGGGATATTTTGCTAATACTTTACCAGTATCAATCTTGGACTTAAACAACGCAGCACCTGAGTATAACAATGGTTGATAGCCAGCATTTACGATCGTGTCTAAGAAAGCTAGGATTGCAGTAGTATTATCACCAGCATTTCCGCCAGTTTCATTACCACTACCTTGTTCATAGTCTAATGCTAAGTAGGAACCTGCATTAAGTCCAACTGCTTTAGCTGAGTTAACTGCATAGTTAGCCTCTTGAACGGCTACGTTACTATTGCTACTAAATCTTCCATAGTGATAAGCCATTGGCAACATACCACTATCCTTTGCGGTAGATACTTGACTGCCAGCCTTAGGATTACGATAATCTAAACCTTCCGATACTTTGACAATTGCAAACTTAGCGCCAGAATAATTAGCTACATTACTATCTTGATAGCTAGATACGTCTACACCGTAATTTCTTTTTGCTACTTCCATATATGTTACCTCCTACTTCTTAACTTCCTTTAACTCGCCAACAATGGCCGTCTTAGGCTTATCAACGGTGTCAGCGATTGACTGTGCTTGCTTCATCGCAGTCACAGCCTTTTCAACCATACCTTTTACAAAACTCATTGTTGGGTGTGGTAAGTGTGCCATATCTAAGAGTAAGAACAAGCCTTGAACGACGGAAGTTAACTTATCTTCGCCGTCCCCTCCCCTCTTTTCTGCTTGGTAGACAAGGGGACTTACAGATTGAGCAATTATCTTTTCAGACTTTGCCAAAAGGTCGCCTTGTGCTGCTTTCTTGTCAATTGCAATCTTGTGTTTAGCGTATATAGAAGCAACAATGACTGCTGCAACTGATGTAACTACAATTGTTAAATCTAATAGATGATTGAAATTCATTTCTTTTCCTCCCTATCAAAAGAAGCACCTCGTTGAGATGCTTCAAGTTTGATTATTAAAATTTTTAACTGGTTGATTTTGTCTTTTAGCTTTTCAACTTCTATTTCTTTTTGTTGATAAAGCTCTTCATAATGTTTCTTTTCTTCTTTTAGTTCCCCATACAGCCACTTAATGCCAGCTCCTACAGTTGCCAAAATACCCACTATATAAGGTAGTGCCTTAATAAATTCCACAGCACCACCTCCTCTAGTAATTATGTTTTTTACTTTTTCCGATGATTGAAAAAACGAAAATCAGAATAACTGTTTCAGCAACTCCAGCTATTAACATATGCGGTTTATGGGCTATAAAACCATGACTAAACTCTGCTGTAGCTTCAAAAGCTAATAGCCCTGCTGTCATGATAAGCAAGTTACGATTAGCATATATTTTACCTGAAGCACTTAATGCCCACTTTAAAAGCAAAATGCCATCTACTACAAATACGCCACCTACTAAATCATCATTCAAAACGCTAATCATGAAAGGTGGCCAAAAGAAGTAGTCATCGTTAAAAATAAGAATTAGTCCTATTAAAACCATTCCTAAAGCTAAAATTTCATGTTGTAGGTGTTCAGTATAGAGGAGATGCTTTAGTTTTTGTTTCATATACTATTCTCCTATCAGCCGCCCTTGCGTACTGTTTATTTCTTAGGCGACTTTCAACTTGCTAGGCTACATATGTTTGACCAGCGATCTTTTCAAAATCATCTGGGGCAAGTAATCCACTATTTACATTTGCTTTAAGGTCATCTAAAGTAATCCAACCCCAGTCAAGCTGTTCTTTATATATTTCTAGTAATAAATCAGGCATTATTTGTCACCTTCCTTAGTATTTAAAACAGTATCTAATTTTGAACTTAATGTAGCCATTTGTTGAGTAAGGCTAGTTAACATTCTAGTGGTTTGAACACTCATCTTTTCAACTCTATCAGCTGATTTATCATGGCCTTCACTATCTTTTTGAAGATCTTGAACTCTTTGAGCTAAATCGGTTAATTGTTGCCCTTGACTTTTAGCATCAGTTGCTACCCAAGCACCACTATCATAATCAAAAACTTGATTAGTGTATGCAACGTTAGGCTCTACTGGTGTATATGGCCAAGTTGGTTTAGTAATCTTAAAAGGAAGTTCAATTGGACCAGCACAATCAATTTGGCGATCTCCCACCATGCCACTAATCCAAACTAATGAAGTTTCAGTTACATCAGCAAGTTTCTTAGGTTGATCCGTTGAGACTGGCGTTTCTGGCTCAGCAGGTTGAGGATCTGCTGGTTTTACATCAGTTGCTTTGTTTGCTGGGTCACTTAACGTATGATCTGTAGGCTCTGGTTTTGATTCAGTGACTGGAGTATTAGTAGTTTTTTCATCTGCAGCTTTTGAAGTATTAACTGCAGATGTAGTTGTGTTTTCAGTAGTATTCTTTTGTTCGGCTGTCTTGTTCTCTACGTGTGTTTCTTCATTCATAATTCTTCACTCTTTTCCTTTAAGCTAATTCATTCTTTACATATAAAGCCGTTGCTTGCACACTATTAGCATCTTGTACTTGTGATGTAGGGAATTGATTTACCCATACTAAAGCAGTAGGGTTCAGCGGATCTGCCACATAATTTCCGCATACAAATCCATTAGTTTGTGATCCAATCCAGCATTTAAAAGTATAACCTGTGATATTTGGGGCTGCGACTTGAAAAGAAGCGTCCCAGTATTGTGCAGCGGGATTTGTAATTTGACCTGATGCTGTAGATGTGGGGACTTTTACATTTTCAAAATGTAGCAAACCATGAACCGCAAACATGTTTCCGATAGTCCCTAAGGTTGTACGCTTTAGTCCATCTTGCGAATTACCAATTAAAACGCTATCTGTAGTAGCTGGGTTACCGTTTTCACTTAAGTTCATAAATTTAATATCTGCCATAATAATTTTTCTCCTTTAAAGTAATTTTATTTGTGTTCTAAGTTTTGTACCTTTGCTTGAAGCTGTTGAATTGTATTTTCTGTGTTATCTAGATACCGCTTTTTAAACCAATCCACTCTTTGCATATACCATCTACCAATACGATTGACATTATCAACTGACGTGTTAGGCGTGTAAGGCCACACATCAAGTTCTGCATCAAATGCTTTGAGTGGAATATGTCTAACAAAATCAACAAAAGCTGTATCTACTGCTGAATCAGACATAACTCCATCAACTAAAGCCTTTGTCCGATTTAAAATCTCATCTTTGTAGAATTTCCACAATTGATACATTAATCTGTTAGCATTGGTTATATTCTCAAAAGTCACACCATGATCTCGCCAGTCGTCTGTATCAGACTTAGCAGGCATATGTTCTAAGAAGTCTGGCGTACGTCCGAAGATTGAATCTAGGTCATATGCTGCAAAGTACCATTTTTTGCCATCGAATGTTTGAAGTAGGTAGTTTCTGAAAATACCATCATCGTTATCGACTAAAACGGAAAAAATGTAGTAGTCAATTGCACTGTCAATATCTAGTAATGGACTAACTGCCTTATTGAAGTCATCTACCGAATTATAACTTGCAATAACAGCCCTGATTAACTCATTAACTGAATCCTTAGCCCATGTAGTATCTTTAGTGCTACAGAACTGCAATTCCATCTGGTCGTCTTCCAAGTTAGTTTCTTTCAAAAAAGCACCTTGTGGCGTCCAAATAGTATCAATAATTGCGTATTTATTCTCAGACTTCTTAGGCATTTTAGCCATCCAATCATCTTTAGGAATGTTGAAGGTATATAGTCCCCAATATTGATCGTTGATATAAACAGCAATTGGAAAACCATCTACTGCACCATAAGTTCCACCAATCGAGAGTTGTGGATCGGTTTCAGCAACTATACGGTTACCTTTGCTGTCTACTAATTGATCACCATTTATGTTGAGAATTCCCGTGTCAGCATGCTTGTGCGTATCTCTGATACTTCCCCAAAGTCTAGCACCAACGACGTTAAGTGCTTGTGATGGATCCCCATAGTTTGCTTTAATGACATACTTATGATTTTTGCCATATCCTCTAAACGCTTCAAAATTATTGTCTAAGTTCAAAGTGTAATTCTTCTTAGGATTGCCAACGCTAGAAGAACCTTGTACTTTAAACTTTTCTACAGTCCCAGAAACTCCATATGCTGGAAAACTATAAGTAACTTCGTTCTTCAAGGTTTTAGATTTATCCTTTAGAGATAAGATATTATCTCCCCACAGGTAAAGAACTGGCATGCCATACTTTTTAGGCTTAAAGGTTGTTGCGTTTTTGATTGCTTCTCCAACTGCTTGACCATCGGCTGGTAATCCAGCTTGCGTAAGGGTTACATCAGTTAGTGGCAACCACTTATAACCGCCGATGCGATTACCATAGTCATCTGTGATATGGTTACCCAATTGGTCAGTAATAAGAATATCTGTTAGCTGACCAGCGCCTTCTAGGTTCTGGATATCAACGCTGTTTTTCTTGATTCCCAGAGAATTAAGTCCAATATCAGTGATGTTTTGGTTAATTTGACCCGCTTGTTTTATCAAGTCTTCCTTGAGAGGTGCTAGTTCAGAGTTCTCAATGCCAATAGCTTGATAATTACCGCAGTCCTTCCAAGCTCCGTACAAGTATACCCACTTGTGACCTGTATCAACCGTAATGAAGATACCATCTGCACCAGTAGGATATTTGGTAGTCAGCTCTCCAGCGTTAGCAACTGCAATCGGGTTGGTCTTCATCTGAGACAAACGTTCATTAATTGCACTGTTCATCGTATCCATTCCAGTTTTGAATTCAGGTCTAGTTACAATGTCATAATTAGCAATCTGTTGTTGCGTGCCAGCTAAATGTTGACTGATATTCTCTTGTTCTGCGCGGTTAGCTCTAATCTCTCCATTAAGTGCATCAAGATTTTCTCTTGATGTTTTAAGAGATGTATCAATGTTGTTCTTGGTTTCAACTATTAGTTGAGCAATCTTTTGATTACCGTCAGCAACCATTTTATCGGTTTTGACTTGATATTCACGTTCTAAGCTATCAAGTCGTGAACTGTAATACTTATATGTATTACCAATTCTAAGATCGTTACCTAGCACTTCGAACACGATATTTACACTGGTTAAGACGTTGCCATTACCATCTTTTAAGCCAAAATGTCCCTTAAAGATACCCTCTTGAGGAAACATTTGATCTTCTAAGATGTAGTCCATTACACCGCCATCGTGTGCATTTTCCATTGAGCCTTGCCACTCACGGTAAAGGGCATCTGGAGCCATGATAATCTCTTGAGTGTTTGGATCTTCGTAATGCTTACCTACTGCACCTTGAATAAATGGAATGAACCCGTGAACATTCATTACACGTCCTTGGTCATACCACTTGAAAGGAAGAGCCTTGCCGTTATCGTTTACTCGAACTTTAAAAAAGTTGCTAAGTCTTACATAGCCTTCGCCTTCTTTAGCAATGTCAGCAGGAAAGTAATATGGTTGCCCGTTATTGTTAATTGTTGGAATATTATTCATTAGTCAAGTTTCACCTCCTCAGCCATTTGACTATGATTGTCTTCACTAGAACTAATTGTATGAACTGCTGTAGCTCCATCGCCAAAGACGGCAGTCTTTAGCTTAGTAATCTCTCTATTGATATCAACGATATCTTGCTTCATATCAGCCACTTTATCAGGTAGAACTTCTAACTTAGTGACACGCTCATCTAGGTTTTTAACCTGTGTTTCTAATGTATCCAACTTCTGAGCCTGTCGCATACAGTACTCTAGCCCTTGCGCCATAGCTTCACGGACATCAACGCCAAACTTCTTATGACGTATGGCGTCTCCGATCTCTTCTGGCGTTAGTTTCTTACCATTTATATGATTGGCATCAAAATAATTAGTTGCCATTACTCTCTCCTTTCTTTTCTAATTTATCTAGCCTTTCTCCTAAGGCTTTCAACTGTTCGGCTGTCGCATACTTAACTGGCAGTTCATCATCTAAAAACTTCTTGATTTTGGCATAATCTGTTAAGTGTTTATCTAACTCATCTTTAATTTTTTGAACATTAAAATCACTCTGTTCTGAAACATGTTGAACCTTTTGATTAGTCTGATTATTGCTACTTTCAGCACTCATAGCACCAGATGAAAGATTAGCAATGGTCAAAGATTGTTGGGCTAGAGTTTTTTGAATTGATTGAAAACGAGCGTTAATCTTTTTACCATCTTCAATCTGGTAATCTGTCAAACTCTTAGCAACATCAGCAATCTTTAAGCTGCTGTTTCTTTCGTGTGCAAAATTAATATCTTTCTCGACAACTTGAAGTAATTGAGCTGTCTTAGATACTTGCGGATTAATGAACTGATACGAATCTCCAACATTAAAACGATCAAATTCAGGCAATTCAAGCGCTGAAACCTCAAACGAGTTCTTAGTGACATGCTGCTTTTCATTAGCAAGCCATTTTTCACCCATTTGTTTAATTTGAGCTGGATCTTGCAGGTCATCAAAAATTTGCGTTCCTTCAATTACTCCAAACTGTCGTATTAAGTCGGCATCTTGAATATAATCCTTACCGCCATTCACGCTAGAAATATTAAATCTAGGCTGTGGGCTTTCATCTTCGTACGTTGTTGAATGGCTATCACTGTCACCTTTTTGACCACCCTCTTTGATCAACTTTAAAGGATCTAACCAAGCCCAGTTAGGATCGAATGAATGACCTTTGGTATAGCCTTCATACCAAGATTTCTTAGTAACCCCAATATGAACGTGACTAGTATCACGAATACCAATTACATCGCCAGTCTTAATCGTTTGTCCTTGAGTAACCCTGATATTCCCACGACTGGAAAAAGCTTCTTGATAAACAATGTCGTATCCATCTCTTGAATGAGTCACAACATACCAGCCAATGTAGCCGTCATTGCTAATTCTGGTTACTGTTCCACCATGGATTGCATGAACTTCGCTACCAGGGTGATCAATTGAGCCAAAATCTAGCCCGTCATGAAAGTTATTAGTTCGACCATTGCCAGGGTGAACGCCAAACAATTGAGCAGACATAAAATGACCTTCTCCAACTGATGGAAAAGGCCACCCCCAAGAGTTAAGTGAACCCTTATGAGTAGTTGTACTGCTTACTTCTGTTAATCGGCGCTTACCATTAGGCGACCAAGAATGATAAATCTGCCATTTATCAACTTCTGCTTTCCAATCATTCATATTGAATAATGCGCAGAGTTGATCGAACCCAGATTTCCATGTAGTAAATGGCTTTACCATATAATTTTGAAAAGTACTCTCTACAAATTGAAGTAAGCCAGCGCTTGGGTGTCCTGCTTGTGCATTAGCATCCCAGCCGTTTACTACTGTTTCAGAACCATTACTTTCTCCACGAATCATGTTCTTAATTTTCTGAACATATTCATCGGTAATATTGACGCCCATAACTTTAGCAGCATTCTTAATTGCCTGCGTCCAGTCGCCATTAACTGCGTGAGTTACACCAGTAGCAACTCCATCTTCGTTGACAGTGTCGTCATTACCTAATGTAGTCTTAGGTGCTGGCTGAACCTTACCTAGTGGAATTAATCTAGTGATTATCCCAGTAGGATCAATAGTCTGTTTAACCGATAACATATTTTTACCAACAGAAATAGGAGTGTCCGCCTTGTGGGATACTCCTATTGTTTTGGTGTAATCAATGTAATTAATCTGTTTATCGTGGTCATATCGAACTCTGATATAACCGCCACTCTTGTTAATCAGTTGGGCTGTGATTGCTTCTTTAGTAGTTGGATAATCAATCTGACGTTGAACAATACCATCTTTATCAGAATAATCGCACTTACCTAATTGAAAATGCTTATACTTATCATTTAATTGGTCATTATGCACCTTAATTAACTTTTGCAAGTATTGTTTAGCACTTGATCCAGAATCATTATCAAAGCGCTGTATGCTGTCTAATAAGTAAGCGTCAATTGCTTCAAAAATATACTCACGAGTGAAACCACCATTAGAAGCCATTTCTTTAGTCGGCTTAATCGCTCGACCACGAAAGATAAGTTCATTATCTTCATAAACGTCAATGTGAGTAATAAGTGGTTCAACTCGATCATAGAGAGGATTTAGCTGATTAACAGTAAGATCAAGGTCATCAATATCTGTCAGCTTTAAATTTAAGCTACCAGATACTAAATTCCTTGTTGCTAGATTTTGGTCGTATACGATAAAGCCGTTCTTATCAGTTGGCTTATCGTATGCCACAATCCTATAGCCCACTAAATCATCTCCTCTCGCTTAAACTGAAAGTGAACTGTGCCATTACCTGAAACGGTCAGGCTAGTTACTCCAACTGGTAGCATTACAGTTACCTTAGTTGCGCCAGCTTGATCTAAATCAAGATTGATATTAGAACCTGTTACTTTAACTTTGCCAGTAACTGCAAAACCCAACTCGACCGGCTTAGAGCCGTAATTATCAAGGTCAGCCTTAACTGAACTGGTATTCACTTCAAAGGTGGTTTGCTGGCATTCCCAATTATCAAAATTGATCTCGTCCCAGATATCACTACCTTCATAACTTCTAGCAATTGCATAAGGATATGCCTTAAATTTCACTGTTGCTGTCAAAGTACCGTTACTCTCATCATCAGAACACTCAACGCTTTCAGATTTAGCAGAAAAACAGAACCCAGAATTAAAAGTATCATCAAGCTCTCTATATCCTGCTGCTTGCATGATTAGACGCTTGATTTCCTTTTCTTTGGCTTTCCTATATGAATAATCTTCATCAACTAAAAGAAGCTCGTAAGTGATCTCACGGGCTTCAAAAAATCTCTGATTATCTAAGTTAGAAAAGTCTTCCTCCCCTTGTGAGTAAGGAACAGAATAGGTTATCTCTTTCTCTGTTGGCGTTGGTGCATCCCTTTTAGTGAGCCACCAGCCTTTGTCAGCAGAGTTGAAGTTAGCAAAGGTAAAACCTTCATCAGGTGACATATACAGATCGACATCTGAATTCTTATCTAGATCATGAAAATCGTATCTTTCTTGATATTGACGATTAAATTGAGAAAATAAATCTTCTATTTGGACCACCTGTCTTTCAAGTTAATTTTACCTCCGATAGTTTCATCATATTGAGGGGCTGTTTTAGCTACTAATGTACCATCATCAAGGATCATCGTATTGTCCTTATTAGCAATTTTACGAAGTAATTCAGTGTTAGTCTTCTGCAATCCGCTTTCTTGCATGGTTACGTTTTGGTTGTAGTTACCGCCTTGAACCATACCATTAAGTCGATCGATTGATTCAGAATACTGTTGAGAATTAATTGCAGGAATAGTTAACTGATTATCATTTAAAGCATTCTGTGCTTTATCCATGATTCCAGTAACTTGACTTGAAATCACTCCCGCCATTCCAGAAACATTATCTTGAACATCGCTAAATCCATTAGTTAAACCGCCATTCAATCCAGACATGATAGCTAAACCAGCTGGAATCAATAACTGTTCATCGTAAGATAATGGACCCTTGTGTTCCTTAATCCAGTTACCAATACCACTTACAAAGCTCTTAACATTCTCCCAAACATCTTTTAGACCTTTGAGAAGTGAGTTCATGATTGCCCGACCTTGAGCGCCTAAATCAATGTGCATTACCGATTTAATGAACTGAACATTATTATTAAAAATTCCTTTAATTGCGTTCCAAATTGAACTGAATACTCCCTTAACGGCGTTCATTACTGTTCTAACAATAGATTGAACAGCATTAATCCCAATTTGAACAACTGACTTAATACCATTCCATACAGTCTGAGCAACTCCTTTAATCGCATTCCATGCACCAGACCAGTCACCACGAATTACAGCAGTAATCGCTCTAATAATACCAGCCACCGCATTAATAGCGGTTGAAATTACTGTAGTAATAATTTTCCAAACCGTACTTACAATTGTAGTAAGAATATTCCAACCAGCTGTGAATATGGTCTTGATGATATTCATTCCAGCTCTGATTACAGTTTGAATATTCTTAAACACAGCTGAAATGTAGTTTCTAATTACATTCCAGACGGTTCTAGTTACAAGCAAAATTCCTTGCCATAATAAGTTAAAGAAAGCTTTGATTGGGGTCCAGATAGCTTTGATAACTGCAACTATCGTCTTAAAGATGACAACTAAACCTTGCCAAGTTACTTTTGCAACTAGCACAATTCCTTGCCACAAAAGATTGAAAAATATCTTAATCGGATTCCAAATCGCCTTTATCACAGTAACCATCGCTGTGAAAAGTACAGTTAATCCTTGCCAAGTTATCCTTGCTACAGTAATAATTCCAGCCCACAATCCACTAAAGAACGTCTTTATTGGATTCCAAATTGCTTTGATTGTTGAAACAATTGAATTAAATGCCACAACAAGACCTTGCCATATTGCCTTAGCAACGGTAACAATTCCAGTCCACAAAGTTCTATAGAAATCAGCTAATGCACTAAAATAATTTTCAAGCGCAGAGATAATTGGTTTAACGCCGTCTACTATACTCTGCCAAACATTCTTGACTACTGTAACTAAGCTTCGCCATATTGAAGCTATAGCATTAATTAATGGACTAAAGAAAGAAACTAGTCCTTGCCAAATACTCTTAGCAACTGAAACTATCCCATTCCAAACATTTTGGACTGTAGTTGCAATTTCAGAAAAGAACTGAGTTAAACCTGACCAAATGGATTTAGTAACTTGTACAATTCCTTGCCATAAATTACTAAAGAAACCTGCAATTCCATTCCAAGCACCTCTTACTGCATTCACAGCAGTATTAAACGCTTGAACTATAGCATTCCACACTGTTTGCGCTACCTGAACTAGTGATTGCCACGCTTGTTTTAACCAACTGACAAAATTAGACCACATTTGTTGCCCAGTTTTTGTTTTAGTGAAAAATATAGCTAACGCTGCAACAACAGCAACTATTCCCACTACTATCCATGTTATTGGATTAGCTAAAATTGCTGAGTTGAAAGCCCATTGCGCAATTGCCGCTAAATGAGAACTCTGTGCTAGAGTACCAAACGCTGCCTCAGCAGTTTTAGCTCCTGACGCCACTTGAACAATACCAGTACCTACTTTTATGAAATTACTAATTCCAGTAACTCCACCAGAGATAGTTCCTGCAATAGTTTTAGCATTTCTTAAAAATAGACCTACAGAAGTTGTTGCAGTACCAATAGCTGGACTTAAACCAATAAACCCACGAATAAATTGAGCAGTTGCTGAATTCGAGTCAGTAGCCCATTGAAGCATAGCATTAGCATTTCTAATTGACGCACCATTAATATCTTGAGCAGACTTCATAGATTTATTACGAAGCGATTCCCAGTTACCACCTAATTGTTCAATACTTGAACCAATGTTTTTCTGCATTTCATTAGCTTGCTCTTTCAAAGAAGCATTAGCCTTTTTAGTAGAACCAGCTGCCTTTTCTTGTTCTCTTGCGTAAGCGTCCCAAGATACTTTAGCGTCATTTGTTTTATTCTTCACTGTGTCAAGTAATGGAACAATAGCTTGCATACCAGCAGTACCAAACATCGCCTTTAATTTTTGAGCTTTTTCATCAGGATTTAAGCCGTTTAAAGCCTAATTTAACTCACGCAAAATTGTAGGGAATTTCTTCATATTTCCTTGCGCATCAGTAAAGCTGATACCCAAACTAGTCATCGCATCTTTTGCAACTTTAGAAGGAGCCATCATTTGCAAAATAGCATGGTTCAAATCCATAGAAGCTTGTGCTGCACTAAATCCTTTATTAGTTAACAGACCAATTGCTTCTGATGTTACTTGCAAACTCATGCCAGCTTGACCAGCTGAACCACCAATAGTAGCAAGCGCCTGTTGCATGTCTTCAACGCTAGCGTTTGACGCATTAGCAGTTTGAACTAATATAGCTGCTGCTTGTTGAGGGGAATCCAAAGATTTACCCCAAATGTTCATTGCTTCTTGAACAACCCCTGCAGTAGCTTTGATATCAGCACCGGCAGCAGTAGCAGCTTGAGCAATCGCCGGGAATTGTTTCTTAATGTCTCCAATAGATGCACCATTACGAGCCATCTCAATCATGGCATCAGCACAATCTTGTGCAGATAATGGTAAGTCAGCACCCATTTTATTGGCTAAATCATCAAGTTGACCAATATCTTTAGCTGTACCACCTGCAACAACTGCTGCTTGATTCAAACTGGCTTCAAATTTACCAAAAGAATCAAGTGACTTGACACCCATTGCAGCAACTGCTGCACCTGCTACAGTCATACCAGTACCAATATCTTCCATTGAGATTTTTGAACCTTCACTGAAAGATTTTGCTTTAGCTGCTGCTGCATCTAAACCAGAAGTAAATCCTTGGTCAATTGCTGAAAGAACGGCAACTATGCTAAATGATTCATTATTCATTAGTTGTCTCCTTCCTTGGGTGCAATTTTTGGTACTCTTTAATCCGCTTAATCATAATGTCTTGCTTGCTCATATGATCTTGCTTAGATTTACTATTTAATGGCTTATAATCAGGCTCAAACGTACTCCTTACTTGATCAATTGCTTCTTGTTTATCAAAGAAATCATTAAAATCTGTAAAAACGGCATTACCATCTTTATCGAATGCCTGCGCATTCCGATTCATCCATGCAGAAGTAGCTGTATCATACTGCTTTTCAACTTGTTTTAGGTTATATGCCTCCATTCGAAGTTCATATTCAGCAATGGTCATTGCATCTATGTCCTTTAGACTATGAAAACCTAAGTAAGCTAGAGAATTTAACCTAATTTCTCTAAATTCTTGTTCATAGCTTGTTCTTGTGCCTTTTTCATAGTCTTTAGAACGTTTTTTACCTGTGCCTTAGTAGCATTAGCAGTTTCGATTTCTTTCAAGATACTGTCACAGAGTTTTTTAATATCTGCGTCAGTTTCTAAATAATGGTCAATATCAGTAGACGTTGGGCGCTCCTTGTTGATCCATGTAGCGTTTAAAAGAATTTCAGATAAACCAATTGGATCATATTGAGATAGTGATGCTACAGCTTGATTAATGCCCATTCCTTGGGATAAACCATTTCCGCTGATATTGTGATTTTGGTTCATTAAAAGAACCCAACGAATGCCAAAGTTTAAGTCATAGGTTTTACCATTAATTTTAATTTGCATTAATCGTGACCTCCTTGAGTAGTATGTGATTCACTAGAGCTATTTTTTTCAGTCGGTACAGTGTCATTACTTGGATCAGCATTATTCTCATAAGCTAAACCACCGCCATCAGTACCATCTTCCTTAGCTGTACCAGTAATTTGACCAATACCACGGAATGCATAAGCAAGCATGTCTTGATCGTAATCACTAAGAGTTAAGTATCCTCTTCGTGGAGTACCAATAACTTCCATCTTTGGGGAACGTTCAGCTGCTGAGTCAGCTTTAAAGCTAGGCTTATCTTCGGTAACCTTAGCTCTTGCATAAATAGCCCAGAATTGTCCTTTATTGTTAACTCTATCTAAATTAATTAGCCAATACTCGACAACCTCATCATTAAGTACTGCATCATAGAATTCGTCTGAAACTTTGTTGATACCTTCATAGAATGTTTGGTCAATTTCAGTTGTTAACCCTGCACTAGTTGAAATATTTCCAGACTTAGTAGTTGTTGATTTAGAATTACGCTTGAAAGAAATACTTGAATCTCCCTCAAGTGGAACAATTTCCGCTTTTTCTTTAGTTGCATTCTTTAGTAAGCGAAAATATGACACCATTCGTTTACCAGCTAATGCTTGAACTTCTGCCATTTAAATTTTTCCTTTCGTATAAACAAATTCAAGTGTCAAAACACCGTGAAATAACCGAGTATTTGGAACGCTTGAATCGGGTAATATTCTTTTTTGAATATTTTTCAAGTTAAACGTGTAATGTTCGCTACTAACACGATTCACACACAACTTGTTCATCATCTGAGTAACTAGAAAGCGCATATCTTGGTCGCCCCAAACGTTAACTGTTTGAGTAATTGTGCCAGAATATGCATTTTTCAAATCATCAGAAACTAAATTCGTTTCTGCTATCTCAACAAACGGGTACTTAGTCCCGTCTCTTGGCAATGAGTCGTAAGTATCAAAACCTAACTCATTTTGTGCAAAAAAATAAAGCCTATCAAAAAGCTCTTCTTGTACATCTATCATTTTCTAACCAAATTCATTACATCTTTATAAAACTGTTGCTTAATTTTCTGAAATGCAGGGTTAAGCGTAGGCTCTGCTTCCATGTATCTAGTTCCGTATTCAACATATGGAAAATAAGACGTTCCGGGTGCAACTGTAGCTTTCATTCCATCATCACTAATGGTTAGTGTCGTGCTACGTCTAGTTGTTCCTTTTGAGTAACCTTTTACATAAGCAACCGATTTAGTCATACGCTTTTGGGCGTCTTCTTGAAGATCTGCCCCGTTTTTCATGACTACATTACGAATCTGCTTACCAGAATACTTTTTGGCATCAATACCAGAAACTAACGCACTTAATCCTTCAATTTTTATCTCAGCCAACGTCTTCACCTACAATCACTGCATAACCTTTTTGAACATTCAATGAGCTAATGAACCGATACTTTCGATCATCTTCATCAATCGTTAAGTAATCCCAATCATTAGCTACTTTTTCTTTGAATCTAATCGTTTTAGATCCTTGCTTAATTCCACCTAGTAATTGAACTTGGTTCTTAAGTCCCAAATCAGTCACGTTAGCAAATAATGAATCAATAAGAATGGGTTCAGCATTATGCTTATGAGTACGTGGATTATATTTGCCATCAGAATTCTTAAACAAGCTAACAATCGTGTCATACCTCATATGGATTCACCCACATCCCTTGATTAAGAACATTATTATCTTGACGATAATGCTCAATCTCATCTTTAAAGTCGTCAAAATCGTTGGAATTGAAAGTTATGCTTTCTCCGTCTTGACTATAAGACGCCATACCTTCGTTTTTAAGCCGATTAAACTTCTTTACAGCAACTGCACGCACAATATGTTCTAACGATTGTGGAAGATCTTCATTAATTGATAAGAGTAACTTTAAAGCATCAGTTGCATCTTCAAGATAAATTTCAAGTAAATCATCATACTCATCAGTTTTAAGCTGAAGTGCAATCTTGACTTTAGCTAATTTATCAGACACCTAGACCACTTCCTTTAGTGCCCTACGCTAGCGCCACCGGCTTGAGATGGTCCAGGAACTGTAATAGATGAAGTTACAATACCATCGGTTCTTTCTGGCAAAATTAACCAGCCTCCTGCTGCAACGGTTTGATAACTTAATGAGTCATCAAGTCTACTATGAGTTACACCAATTAAGCCAGTTTCATCTACTGTCATATTAAAAGCATTACCTGCTTGTCCGTGCATATCTACATAATAGAAATTGATGTTGTTATCTACAGTTAGCACAACTTTACCTTCTGGAATGGAAGTGCTTAAAAATACTACATCAGCATTTAAAAAGTTTTGTAGATATTTCAAACCAAAGGCAGTTTGAGTAGTAATTTGTGCCTTACCCAAGTAGCCATATACATCACTTGGGTTAGCATAAACGATAGTAGTTCCAACATTATCAACGTCTTCAAATAAACCAGCTAACTTGCCTAAGCCATTAGAAATTGCTCCTTGCAAAGCATTGCCAGAAGTAGCTGTAGTTCCTTTGCTAGTTAATGCTGAAAAGAAGTCCTTTTTAGCATTCTTTTGTGCAATGGATAAAAGACGCTGGTCAGTAAATGTTACTGCTTGATCAAATCCATCTTGTTGAATTGCTTCAAAAGTAGTTACTTTTCGTAACTTGTCAGTAAGGCTTAAAGTATAAACTTTATCCTTTGTTCGTTTAACTTGCGTTAACGGAATTACTTCTCCTTCATCTACCGTTCGACTAGTAGCTTCTTTGATTTCCTTTTTATAAGTTTGAATTTGTGTCCCTGATGCCATTGGATGCATTCGAACATGTCCCATCGCACCAAGTAAGGTCTTTACATTATCAGAAAATTGTTCTACAAAATCAATTGAGTGTGCTACTAATTTATCACTAGTAACTACATTTTCATCTACAGTCATTTAATTTCTCCTATCTGTAATCTTTAATATGCTCTTGAATCATCTGAACTCGTTTAACCGGATCAGAGATTTTCCTTACTTTCGCACGATCAAAAGGCTTGGTATCACTTCCAGTAATCTTAGGAGTATCGCCTTTTAGAAATTCTTGCTTAGTCTGCTTTACGATATCATCATAAAAAGAACTAAGAGCTTTCATGTTAACTGATACTTGTTTCTCATCAATTCCAGAGGGCACGACAAGCTTTAACACTTCCTTAGGCACAATTACACCAGCCTTGTTGAATTGCTGTGCTACTGTATCCATTTGATCTCTACGGGTTAGTTGAGCTTTAAGATTTTCATTTTCTTTCTTAGTTTCATCTAATTCTGGATTCTCAACTTTATCTTCCTTAGATTTATCTTGTGATTTAAGCTTTTCTGTCAAAGTTTTCACTTGATCTTGTAACTTAGCATTTAAATCTTCAGAAGCCTTTCGTTGACCAACCTCTTGATCAATACGCTTTCTCATTTTTTCAATCTGCTTAGTAACTGTTGGTTCTTCCTTAGCCTTGGGTTGAACTTCATCTTTTACTTCTTCAGATTGAGTCTTGCTTTCGTCTTCCATGTTTAACCTCCTCGCATTTTAAGGCTTGGGAGCCTATAACCTCGCATTTAACGTCTTGGGAGACAAACAAAAAAGAACAGTCAATTTAACTGTTCTTTACTTTCAATTCATTATTAATTTGGATTAAATAATCTCCATAATGAGCAATTTCAATATTGTTTTTTCCATAAATAAAAAACACTTTTTGCCCATTTTCTTCATTACTTAGTATAATCTTATTTTTTGAAACTAATCTCCATGCCCAATCTGGCCATGGTGTTCCAAACTTATATTTTTTCTTTTTCATTGTTTGAATTAATCAAATCACTTAAACCTTTAATGGCGATAGCTACTGACTTTAAGTCATATCAAGACTTTGTGTCACTCTTTGTAATACTTTCATCAACCCAGTGAGCAGAAATAGAACACATACAATTAGGATGCACTGGAATATCTGGTACATCTTTGGCTTTATAAACTCCATCTTCGTCATAGCCGTTATCTTTATAAGCTATTTCACGGCATACTTTGCATGCTGAACCCTCAGCAATCCATTTAACATACTTATATCCAGTATCTATAATGGACTTTTTTTGAGCTTCAAATTGCACTCTTGCCATCTCAGTTCTAGCCAATCTTTCAGCAGCATATTCTTGATTACTTACAGTAGAAGACACCATTCCAGTTAGCCATTTTGCCATCTGTTGTGGTGATTCACCACGGATAACTGCACTAGATATTAAACCATCTAATTGTCCTTTTAATCCGTCCATATCAGACCATATACGTTTTGAAAAGCTTGCACCTGCTACTTGCTTAGCAATCTGTTCTTGAACTTCCTTTGAAGTCCACAAATTAGATTTAGTAGTAATTCCTAAAATACCTGCTTGTCGCTCTTTTTCTTTGATGTAATCATTCCAAAGTTTGTTAGTTAGACTTTCTTCTTGATCAACGCCAAGTTCAACAAGTCTAGCTCCAATCTTTGATTTAATGATCTCATTACGATTAATACGCATAGTTGCGTTATATATCTTAAGACGATCATTGACATCCTTTGAGAAGTCTTTACGAGTAACGTGTTTACCGCTAGCCCTGATTGCCTTAGCCTTATTAACTGCCCTTTTTGCTAATGCTTCATACTCTTTCATCCCCTCAGAAGTAACAAGCTTGCCATTTGCTAATGCTAAATCTGCTTTAATTTGTTGGTTAAGATCGACAATAGCATGGTTATACATCTCAACTATATGTTGGTTGTACTTTTCCATATCTTTTTTAGCTGAATCTTGCCAAACCTTTTCAGCCTTGGCTCTTGCATCCCAGTAAGCCTTACTTTTCTTGAGACTTGTCATCATCGTCACCAGAATTCAAATAATCAGGTAGTGATCCAGCTGCTTGTTGAGCATTCTTAATAGAATCTTGTTTTTCCTGGTTCATTTGCTTAATTTCTTCATCAGGATCACTAACGAACGGTAGCAATTTTAATGCTGTGCGTTGAGATACTAATCCTTCAACGTTCTTAGCTTTTGAAATAGCACCAGCCACATCAGTTGGTAGGTTTGGATAGAACTCAATTGACAACTGATTCCATAAATCAGGTTTATTGACTACTTGACCAACAGAAAAAATCACCCGAAACAATTGTCTGAGTGATTTTTTGAATTTTCTAACTTGGTTTGCTGTTTTATTTTGTAAAGATAGTAGCTTGTATTGAAGAGCTACACCACTTTGATTACCTGCAAATGCTTGATCGTTAAGGTTAGGAACCATTGACACTTGATAAATCAAATCTTCCAATCGTTTTAAATAATTTTCTTGCATACCATCGTTATCAGGCTTTGAAACGAATTCAAGTTTCGGTTCCGTTCCTGGTGTCGTATTAGGTAGATACAAAAATCTATTATTTACTAGATCAAGGATAGGCTTTCCTGTCTTCTTATTAGTCTTCAAATGAACATTAAATAGTGCTAAATATGCATTATCAAAATATTCATTCTGATTAGCCTTTTGGCTAAGTACCTTATCATAAGCATTTAACAATGTCTTAACTGGATCAAGAACACCTTGACGTTCTTCATTTTCATAGAACTCAATCGCTGGAACCATCTTATAAGGATTAACTGTATCATCATCTGATATCTTCATATCATCAAAATCATAAACCTTATTAGCATAGTAAATTTTACCTCTAGCTTGCCAATCGCTCTCAGTGTCGTAATACTCATACATCACAAAGGCTAATGGTTCTCTGTTAACTGTATTGTCATAGATAATAAATGCTTTGGACGGACTAACATAATTAAACTCTGTTTCAGCATTCTCATTCTGATAAACATATCCAATTGAGCGTCCATAAATGCTTGTTTGTTTCCCTAACTCATTGAGTTTATCAAAGAATGAAACGTGATTCAGCCAATCTTGCAAACTATCATTGTTACTACCTTTTTCTAGTGTGATCTTAGGTGCTACACCTAATGAATATCCATTATAGGTATCAACAATATACTTAGCTAAATTAGCCACTAATCGGTTATCAGGTCCAAATTCTTTGGGATCATCGTCTAAAATATCGTGTTTACTCAAATAAAGTCTCATATTCTCACGATATTTAGGCTGTAAATGATCTGTATTCCAGTTAATGAATCCTTTCAACTCATCATTAGTCAGCTCTGCATCCCTTGGAAATAAGAAAGTACCATTTCTTGTAACTAATCCTCTACCTCTAACTTTTTTCAACTAATCACCACCTTTAAATATAAATATTTGGAATAAATTCATTGTCAAGTTGTTTGTGCTGGTTATATAAACCATATCTGAATGAATCCATTACGTTATCATGCTCTTTCTTAGGCACACCTTTAACTGGATCCCAAACATATTGATATAAGTCGTCTAAAAAAGGATCTGCACAACTGCGCAAAACCTTAAACTTGCCTAATTTAATTCGAGATGAGCAATATTCAATCCCATCCATAACCGATTTATCAGCATTTCTAGCTTGAATATCTTGTTGCTGGAAATAAGATACATATTCCGGACGTGCTGAATCACACCAAAAATTAATCCCATAACCACGCTTGTCCTGTATTTGTTGAGCTATATCTACCCAGTAATCAATATATTTGCCAGTCGATTTATAAACACCGATTAGATAAGAGATATCAGTGTCGAGATCATCGCCCATGACTGTGATTACATTCTCATGTCCCTTAGCAAAGCCCCAGTCAACACCGCAATAATACTCTAAGTCATCAGGTACTTCATCAACCACCATAGTGTCCTTATTAAAGTCTTGGTAAACAATTCCGTCACCTGTAACCCACTGACCTAAAATACCACGGTCATAAAACATTCCTCTTGGAGTAGCAGCCTTAATTGCCTCAACATAATCTTTAGAAAGAAATGTATTGTCATCTATTGTAAACGTAAATGACTTTATACGTGCTTTTGGATCATGATTATCAATGTAATCTGTCTTAAGCCAATGCGTGGGAATATCAGGGTTTGTGTCACAGATAATTCTTGCTGATCTAACAGAACAACGCTGTACGATTTCCTGAAATACTTCATGCGTGGCTAATGATGCTTCGTTGATATATGCTCCGTAAGAAGTCATACCACGAATAGCACCAATTCCTCGAACCGACCCTGTATAAGCTGGCACTATATCAATACCGAAAAGATGATAATGACCATGTCTATCGGTCTTCATCACTATTCCGAATTGATTTTCAATTGATGAGATAACGTTTGTATAGATTGAATTTGAACTATACCCCGCAAGAATATATTGAGGGTGTGGCTCTTTCTCAATCTCAGCAAGCTTTTTAATTCGTTTCAACTCTAGTAAGAAAAGATAGTTATCTATCACTGTCTTACCAGCACGAACAGCACCATTTAAGATTAAGTACTTCCAATCATCGTTAAGGTAGGACTGCAACACCTTAATCTGTTTCTTCGTTAATAGATTTATCAGTGCCAACTTTCCCTGCCTCCTCAATTAGTTTGTTTAATACCTGATCTAATTGCTCGTTGTCCTCAGTTCCAAGCCGTTCAGCCACAATTGCCTTAGCTTCTTTAATTCGTGCATCAGCATTAGCTTTTCTAATGTTAGCTAAAACCAATTCACGCTCTTCCTTAGACAACTGGCTGTCATTGTACTTGTCACGCCAATTATTTTTCAGAAAGAAAATCATCGCTGTAGTGTTACCTGATAAGGCTTTTTTCAGCAATGCGTTCTCAACAATGATATTTATTTCATCTCGTCCTCTTTTTAATGCCTGCCCAATCTGTACATGCTCACGTTTCCACTTGTTTAAGGTATTAATACTAATACCTATGTTATGAGCTATTTCAGCATCAGTCAGACCGTCACGCTTCCAACCTTGAAGAAGTACAAGCTTGTCTTTATCTAGCCACTCTTTATACATCGCTCTAGCCATTGCAAGTAACACCACCACCTTAGTTTTATGCAAAAATAAAAAGCCAGCTTATGCTGACTTAAATATTATGATCCATGATTATACTGCTTAAACTTAGTGTCAATGCTCATAATATAAAATATATTTTTATATTTTTTACCAATTACTCTCCCTTGATTACTAAGTCTAAAGACCCAATAATTTTCTTCACAAGAGTTATATCGAGTTCGCTTAAATACGGGATCTATTCTTAAATCTCTCATTTCTGATTCAGGAATCTGTTCTAAGCCATTACGTTTATCATCATGGCTGACTAACTCAACGATATCCCTTTGAGACAAACTATAAATTTTATTAAGCAATTTAAGCCTATGCTTCTTTTCAACTTGTTTTCCTTCAAGATTATATCTTTTATCTGGTGTTAAAAAAGAAAGGTTGAAAGCAAATCTTTCAACTGGGGGTTTATTAATAATTGCCTTATCAATATTTCGTCTTTCATATGTACTAGTTATTTGCAACTTGGAAGACATTTTTATAGAAGTCCTTTATCTTTTTGTCACTGATGACCTGATTGCGTGTTGTTTCCTGCCATGGTCTCTCACTATGAGTTTGGCGCATTAAATCATATGCAGAACTATGACCGTAAGTATCGTAAATACTGTTTAAAATCGCTGCAGCCTCATCATCATTTTCAAGTTCTTTATAGTCTTCAACATCTTGCTTACTAATTTGACCGACGATTCCTCTGCAACCAGCATATTTATGATGAACTTCTTCTACTACTGGACCATATTTCCAGGCAACAATATCATTATCAAACATTCTCTTATTGGTAACAACTAAACTGGCTGCTTGAATATAATACAGTAACTTCATTGCTTTCATTTGCGTAAGTTCTTCTGCGTTTAAATCTGTCCGTAAATCTGCATTATTTCTAACTCGTAGCCAATTGACTATTTTAAAAACGTCATACATAATGCTTCCTCCGTTAAAAGTATCTCCTTAATGTTTCACAGTTATTCTACACTAAAAGTATAAATAATTATACATTTTTTATACTTTTTTAATCATATGTGTGCATAATCCATCAATAGTTCTCAATAAATTTGTGAAACAATTATAAAAAAATCAGCTCTTACGAAAATAAAGCTGATTTTGTGAGATGAATATAAACTTAAACTGGACGTTCCAGCAATGGCAACTGGTGGAATCGAACCACCACTAACTTGGTACTTCACACCAACGCTCTACCAACTGAGCTAAGTTACCCAAACTAGGAAAGCTGCTATACTTAAGCCTCGCTTTTACGATTGCCACGGCATCTCAGTATTAGATTTAATGCAGAGTTACGTATCATCGACCGACTTACTGCTAACCAAACCTATATAGAAAAGAAATGTTTAGATTAGCTTTTGTCACAAAACGAACAAACCTGGGAAAAACCGTAAGAACAAAACGCCAATCTAGAGGATACATCGGAATTGAACCAATAAGAGATAATCGTTGCTGGCATACTTAGCTATATCTCGGTAGAATTGCCACTACCCCAGCTCGCCAATGGCTGGCTATATCCTATAATGCTCTGTTAGGTACAGAGCTAAACCAGATGCAATTCTGTAAATTAAAATCAGACAAACAAAATATATTCGTGATCTGAATAATATTATTTTTACGCCTGCTTTCCGACAGGCAATGGGCAGGCGAGGAATTGAACCCCGCTACATAAAGTGAAAGAAAATTCCTCTTTTCTTTCTAAATTCCAAATTGTGCCACTCTACCCACGGCAGTTGCTGCTGCGGTCCAGCCAACAACTACCCAGCTCTTCCCACGCTCTCCTCGAAACCGTTGAGGGTCATGGCATAGGATCTCCTAGGCAAACTATTATATACAATAACCAACAATGAACTACCGCCTAGGTTATCAAGCAATCGGGATTCGAACCTGAGTGCCTAAGTCAAATAAAAATTAATAAGAAAAAGTAAAAAATAAAAGAATTGTAAGCCAAAAACCAAAAATAAAAGTCATTTAGAGGAATTTGTTTAGCCTGAGATTAGTCAGGCTATAACCGCCAGTCGGATCGAACAACTGCTAACGTCTACCAAGAACGGTTACTTTAATCTGTTACTTACTGAAACAAATTAAGAACTGTGTTAATTTTGAAAGGGAGATTTTCTTTCAAACGTACCGCACGTAGTACTGTCAAGGTTAAGTCGAAAGATCGTAACCACCACGTCTAATCTTTCGACAATAACAATTTATCATGGAATGCACGCAAGCAGAACGCAAGGTTTACGCATACTTTACGCACGACCAATTTTTCCGAAGCTTACCAAACAGTCTTAATTCTTTCAGTAAAAACTCTTAAATCTGGTAAGTCCTCAATATCAAAATACTTCTTCCAGTACAGCCAACGGTCGGCGAACTCACATTGAGCATTAATCTTCTTAGTGTCAATTGACCTAGTCGACAGATTAACTGTAGCTGCTACATCAACAATGCGTAACTGGTCAATGTACGTTCCAATCAAGATACGCCTGTAAGGCTTTAATGCTGTATCGGTGCAATTATCCATTGTCTTATAGATAGCTGCACAGACCTTCCTAGCAGGATCAGCAATATCAATATCGTCTTGTGCTTCGTCAATAAAGTTCTTTTCAACGCCATTTTTGTTTGTCGATCCAGGTGCAAAAGATAATTGAGGGCTTGTAAGCTGATTACGATGTAAGCCAGCTAAATTAAGATAGCTCTGAAAATTAATAGTCAGGAACTTATCCACCCTTTTAGCTGTAGCTCTTAAATTTGGCTGTAATCCTAAGTCAATCTGATACACACTTACACTCCCTCTCGTCTTCTAGTTGTTTAATTACTTGCTTTATTCGCTGCGAACATATCAGTAAATATTCGATCCGTGATCTCATAAGGATCTTCATCTTCGGGACAATGATGCTTAGCATACTTTAAGATGTTCAAGTACATCATGACTGCTGTTTCATTGCCTACTTCTAAATCGTTCCTAGTTTCGTCCATCATTCGACCTCACTTTGATTTCATGCTCAATCAAAGGTAGCAGCTCCTCAGCTTTATCTTCGTCAATCATTTCTTCGATTGTTGGCTCTATCACATTTTCAAAATTCTTGATATTTGATTTAAGCATTTATCTAAAATTCTTAAGTTGTTCTGTCTTAAAATCCTTGTACGTATAAGGATTTACTTCATGCCCGTATAGTTGCATTGCTAGAACTCCTTGTCAGGCTCTGATAATACTTTTTTCTCTTCATCAGTTAATTCAGTTTCTTTAGCTACTCTTAGATCCCAAGTGCCATCGCCCATGTATGTCAAAATGTCATCGAAACTGAAAGAACACATATAGCCGTATTTAGTATGAACTCCCCAAACGCAATTGACTGCGAACTTTCTTGGATCAAACTTCAATAAACCGTTATCTTCTAAAAAACTTCTAGTGTACGTGTCCTCAAACTCTTCTCTTGTTCCTCTAGTCCCAATCTTCAACTCAATTGCCATAGTTATCTCTCCATTTCTTGTAATACTCTTCAACTTCTTTGTCATAGTCTACTGGCTTAAGTGAACCGTCTTCTTGTACGTGATACCACTTGCCTTTTTGATACTTTAAGTTGCTACTCATAGGCAAAACACCACAAAACCGACAGCACCTAAGCAGATTAGCATCCCTGCTATAGTAATTAACTCAGCACTATGCTTCATACTGTCTCAATTCCATTCACTATAATCACCACGAAAGTTCGAATTTAAATATCATATGGACTTTTATCATTTTCAGAAATACCCATTGTTGCTACTGTAGATAAATCCAGATATACATGCTCATGAATCCCATCAATAATTAAGATTCTATTTTTCATTTCTTGCCCATACTCATCGAATTCTTTGCTTAATAAATTCCAGATATGTTCTTTTGTACCTTTTACAGCTATGGAATCAGTACAGCCATTCTTAAATATCAAATTAACAAAGCATAACTTTCCGCCTAATTTAAGCTCATCATTCATCTAATCACCCATATCTCTCTTAATTCTTACGTCAACTCTTGCACGCTCGGCATACCTCTTTTTGACTAACAAGGTTGTTACTTGCTTGTCATCGTGGTAAACGCCCCTCATAACCTCAACCATTTTGTGAAGTTGCTTATTTCGTCTCATTTTTGGGTTCATGCCGTCCATGATAATTTTGCTAACGTTATCTATATCAGGTTTTTTAATTGGCAATTCCTTATTGGTTAAACACAAAGCCTTACGCTTCTTGCTATAGCTTTTTGGAACTTCAAAATATGCCATAATTTTAACGTCTACAGGTTCGTTCTTATCAAACATACCCTTGAAACTGTTAATCGCTGTATACCTGACTAAATCTTCATATTGTGCAGTCTTAGCAGGTGTGTAAGTTACCGTCCTAGTAACTCTCGGTCTAGCCTTGCCTACTGGCGGTCCTTCAATCGTAAAGTTAACTCTCATATGCTATTCAAACCAATCGTCATAAATTACAATTTTTGGGTCATCATCACTATCACACATCACGCTCATAGTATCTTTGGTCGTTGGCTTAGATTCAGGAAATGAAATGATTAAATCATGATTTACTATTTTGTGCAGAAAACGTAAATTTGAAAGATCTTTAATATAAATCTTATATATCTGACCACCTAATTCGTCCTTTGCCTTTACCAACCTAAAACCGGCTTTAGCAAGTGCATTTAAATATTTTTGAGACATAGAACCATCTTCAAATATGTCATTTACAGACCATATTTCAAAAATCATACTCATAAACTCCCTACATATATAATCACTACAGCTAGCAGAATTAAGAATGCTGCTGCAAAAATCCAATCTGACATGCTACTTATCCTCAATTAAACTTCGTAAGTAATAATTGCTTCATAGTTTGAATTATTTGATGAGTACTGAATATCTATAATTTTTCTATTTAATTGATTAGAAAAACGTTCTATATCAAATTCAAATTCATAATTAAAGTGCTTCAGCTCCAACGGAATATGAATAGATGTAGAAGTCATATTTAGTTGCTCTATATAATCTAATTTCGCAACTACCGTAACCTTTGCCAATTATGTTTTTACCAAAACCATCTGCATCAAAATCACAACAGAGACATTTTTTTCTTTTTGCATCTTTTCTCTCAAACCTAGTAAGCAACTCGTCTACTTGATTTTTTCTAGTCATTTGTTAATTTATCCTCTGCTACAGAATCATCTTCTAAGTAAATTTCATATGTATCTTGCAAGCAACCTAGCAAATCCGGAATTGATTCTCCAACAACAGTGTCTGATTTATCTTTTAAAGATTTACCTGTAGCAAGTTCGATAGCATAGAAGTATTTGTCCTCGACTTCAACTAGTTTTACTTCTTTAAAATCAGCTGACTTTTTATTTCTTAAAACTATATTGTTACCAAGTTTTGGCATTTTAAATCTCTTCATTGATTAACCTCCAACTACTTCTCTAACCACGCCATGAAGCACCTTAGCAACCTCACTGGCTTCTTTCTTGTCTATGAAGATGGACTGAACAAATCCAGCTGAACGTCCTGTCGTATCTAAGATTTCAACCATGTACATATCAGGAACTGAGTACCAGCGGTAGTGCTTAGCATCTTCGATAATCTTTTTTTAATTGTGATTTTCTTCAAGCATTCTGTTCTCCTAATTATCAGTATTGATACCTAATAATTCAGCAATTTGAAAAAGACCGTCAATATTTGCTTCCTTTAAGTCTTTTACGCTCATAGGGTGTGCTTTTCCATTTTCAGTTACTGATACAGTATTTTCTAAACTGTTAAGTTCTAAAAGATAATTTAGTCCGTCTTTAATATTTTCAATTTCACTCATTTTGTTGACCTTTCTAAACGTTTAACGTTGATACCATAACTTTCTGATAAGTATCATCAAATTTTCCTCTTAGTGCTTTGTTAATAATGTGTTTCTGACCTTTAGGTGTTACCCACGTTTGAGAATATCCTCTGCCGTCTTTAGTCAAATTATGCGTAATTCTAAATAGACCTCTTTTAACCATCTGTGTCATAGGTACGTTCCAGCTATGATTAAAACTTGAAAGATATTTTTCTTCTCTAAGCAATTGGAATAGCTGATTTCTGCCAATTACAAAACCGTTTTGAGTTAGAATTTCAGCTAATTCGCCAACAGGGATTGCATGATGGCTATATCTAATAGCCTTAGCAAAAACCACATCGTCAGCATCTTTAGCAATCTTAGCTGCTTGTTTTGCATTTGTATCTTCAAGCCGTTTATTCTCAGTTTCCAGCAACTTCACACGATTACTAGCAATGGTCAAGGCGCGTTGCATAATCATATCTGGATTATTCCATTTCTTTTCAACTTCGATTAGGTATTCTCGATATTCCTTTCCCTTTTGAGTACGGCTCAAAAGACATAACTGCTTAGCCATATCAATCGTAAGCGCATAGTCTTGAATCTCTTTTCTTGCACCATTATTAACAACCGTAGTTGTAACTACACTTGTAAAATCAGCGCCCTCTTCAAATTCTTTAAAGTTTTGACTAACCCAAAGGCTAAATCTAGTTCTAATTTCTAAACCTTTATATAAATCTCTAGCACTAACAAGTTGTTGGTCGTTCTGTACAGTTACTTTGATTAATTCGTTATTCATCTTCATCGTCCTCACTTAACACAGTTTTTAAAATTGTGAACATAGCGATATCACTTGGTTTAACATGCAGTTCATTTACAAGAAAAAGTGTTACATTCTTGCCTGCACTATCTAGCCGTTCACTTACCTTATCTTTCTTATCACGTTCATTAAATGCACTAGCGTTAGCTAGATCATTAACTGCTTCTAGTAGTAACCCCACATTCTTTGATTTTTTATTAGATTTGTTTTTCGGCTCTGAGTTTTTTCTACTAGCAATTGCTTCTTCGGCTGCTCTAGTTCTAATTGCCAAAATATTAGCTGTCTTCTTCAAAATATCGATGCAATCTTCTTGAGTGTATTCGCCCGGCGTAAATGGTTCTGTATCGAACCCGACAAAACCTTCCTCACTTTCAATATCTGGAAAAGTGCCAGCAAACGTTACACCGCCCGGAAACTCTTCAAATTCATCCCATGAGTCGAAAAATAATTCTTTGCCCATTTCTACGTGATTTCTCCAGCTAAATGGATCCTTATGCAAGATCTCAATATACCCTGTGTAATAGCGACCAAAAGGCATATCCATCTCTTTTACTAAAGCAATTCTTCCGCATAATTCTTCTCGATAAACAACTTTTTCCATTTTCTATTCCTCCGCTGAATTAATTAACAATTGACCAATCTTTGACCAAGAAATGCTGTCTTCTGGGTATTCTTCGCATAGCATATCCGTGATACGCTCGTAAACATCTTCTTCGGCTGGGTTCAAGTCGTTAACAGTTAATGTCTTGCTATCGTCGTTTAATCCCATTAGGTACTCAACTGGAACTTCTAAAAAGTTAGCTAATTTTTGCCAAATTGCTAAAGAGTTAGGTATTCCATTTTCCAATCCTTTTTCGAAATTTTCTAAAATTTTAAAGTCAATGTCGGTTTTGACTTGTACATCGGCAAGAGTTAATCTCTTTTCCAATCTCAATTTTTTTAGCCTGTTTTGCATGGTGGTTACCTCCCGTACTCTCTAAAAATTGCGTTACGTTCTTCTTGTGTCATCTGCGGTACTGTCTGCGACTGTTGTTGCTGAACCTTATCCCAGTTTGTAGCCCTTCGAACTGGCTTAGCTTGTTGATTAAATCGTGGTTTAGCAGGTGTCATATCAAGTTCATCGTCATACCTGCCGTTAAACCAAGTTGAGCCATGAAGTGTGTATTCAAGTGGTATATGTTTAATTCTTAAGTATTTCAAGTAAGTGTTTAGCTTATTAAGCATTAACTCGTAAGTATTTTCCTTGTTTGACTTACGCCAGCTCTTGTAATGTCTTAGAGCATCTTTTTTACCCAATTTTCTAGGGTACATAGTCCATAATTTTTCAAACTCAATTTCAATGATTTCATTTTCAGTTAATTTTTTAAGAATTTGAGTCTGCGCATCGCCAGATGCGGGTATATTATTATTTATACTTGTATTATTAATACTTGTAATATTCTCTTTAAACTTTTCTTTAATAGGGTGTTTAAAGTTTTCTTTAATACCCTCTTGAACTTTTTTTGTACAGGTATTCAAGTTTTCTTTAACAGGGGTATTATCTTTTTCTTTATTAGGGGTATCCTTATTTTCCTTAACAGGTTCATCAACTGGATATAATTTTCTACCAATGATTTGGCTACCATCTTTTTCAAGATAGACTTTCAAATATCCTTTTTCTTTTAAGTGATTAATCCAATTTGAGATAGTTGTCTTTGATTTTCCGTACAAATTAGCAAAATAATTATTTGTAGCTGTACAATACCCACTTTTATTCGCCAAAGCTGTAATTTCACTAAATAACAACTTCTCGTTAGCCTTAAGGTCTCTGTCATATCTCACATTAGCTGTGAGAATTGAATAGTAATTAGGCTGTTCGTTATTCATGACTTGCTCGCTTTCTAAGAAATTGACTCTTCTATTAATTTTTCAGTTTCTGGATCTAATGGTGGTAATTTGCTTTGCTTAGTAGCCTTTTCTTTTTCGAGCTTTTGAGCAAATTTAGTAAACTGTCTTACTGCTTCTCCGTCTGGAGTCTGTTCTTTGTACTTAGCATTCCACCACTCAATTGGCACACTTGTTTTAGCATTTAGCCCCATCTTTTTAGCTTTTTCGCATTCAGTCCAAATCATATATAAGAACTTAGGATTTCCGTTGTAATTCGCTTGATAGTTATATAACTCATCTTCTGACATATGTGGCGTGCTAGATGTTGCTTGTCGCTTTACTGGCTTTTGTGCAGGCTTAGGTGCTGTTTGTTTCTGTTGAGGTTGTTCAGGTAAGTCTTCTCCTGCATAAACATCTAAGCCTAAACCTGCAAATGCTAAGGCTTTAACCAAACATCTCATTTGAGTTTTGTTAATTTCAAAATATGTAGGATTAGAAAGTACTTTATTCTTGTAATCCATTACGTAGAGTTTTGAAGTGTAATCTTGATCTTCAATAGTCACTGTTACTTCTACCTCAGTTCCTGCTACAGTTTGTCGGTAGTCCAACTTTCTACCAGTAGCTAGCCAACCCTCTTTAGTAAAAATATATTCAGGAAATTCTTTAATTTGATATGTTGCACTAGGGTATAAGCTTTTAACTAAGCCCCAAGCCTTAGCCCAACTTAGATAATTTAGCTTGCCTTTCTTTTCTAAAAGTGGCTTAACATCAACCTTTGCTAAAGTTTCATATACTGATTTTTTCTTGTCGGTCATAGTGGTTACTCCTTAGGTTTCTGTGATAATGCTTGTTTCATCACGTCTTGACGTGCGTCTTCTGCAATTTCTCGTAAGTAATTGATCTCTGCTCCTAACGTTCCTCCGGGAAAACTATCGTCAATTTTTGGTTTCAACTTATTGATCCAGTTAATACCTTGTTGATATGATCCTTGAGTTAAGGCTTCGGCAGCTATCTTCTTTCTCCAATCGCTCGCTTCTTTTTCCAACTTGTATTGCCAAGTCATGTACTCTTTTTCAAATTCGGCATGTTTAGAGGTCATCAGTAGTTACCCTCCAGTCCATCGAAGAAATCTAAGACATCGTCTTTCCAAATATCATCGTATTGGTCAACAGTGGCTAAGTATTCGATCAATTCTTTCTTGTCCCAGCCTGTACGACTGATATAGTTATCAATTCCTAGGCTGAAAATTTGAGTAGTAACAAAATGCTTGAAGTTTAAATAGTCGCAATCACTGTCGCCGATAGTTACTAAGTTCCAGCCTTCAAATGCTGAACTAATTCCTTGATCTGCTAACCTTCTTTGTTCTTCTTTCAAACGCTGCTCCCTAAAAGTTGCAGCCTGCGCTGGTGTCATGATCTCAATCATTGTGGTATAATCTCCTTTAGAAATTGTTTTTACTTTGAATTTTTTCTTAGTCGTTACTGATGCCAGTCGGTAACGGCTTTTTTGTTGCCATCAAAGCTATTTCGAATTGTTTTTCGTATTCGTCCACTACTAATGGCGATCTGTCTTGTCTAGCAAAAAATGCGTTGCTATTGCTGATTAATCTTGCTTCTAATGTCATCTTTTCCACCTCCTTAAAGAAATACTCTCCAGAAGTAATAGCCCAACATAGTGATACATATAACCCCCGCTGCAATTACTTCTGAACACACTATTGCAACTAACCAATCTGTTTTATGCTTCATTCCAGCGATCTCCAATCGTTACTAAATCTGTAAGTGCTGCGTTAATTTGCTTTTGTTGTTCCTTAGTTCCTATCTTCTTAAACATATCCGCTAATTGGATAACACTTTCTAGGGTGTCACCTAGGTAAGCAATTACTGACAGTTTTCTTTCAACAACAATTTGACTATCTTTAATGCCAATTTGATATTCGGCATCTTTCTTCTGTGTGAATACTCCTCTTGATACCAATTGCCTAATTACATCAGCAGTCGTAACTTTTAACATCTTTTATCTCCCAAAATCTTTTTTAATACTTGCGTTCCAATCTATACGATGATAATTTTTTTCAATCCATTTCTTAGCATCTTTTCTAAAAATGATTGTTTTCTTACCGTTGTGTGGGTTAACTACAAAACCGCCATTTTCGAAATCAATTTCCTTTTCAAATCGATCAAAAATATATATTCTTACCCACTCTTGACCCTTACCTCCACAGTACTTTTTTCGGAACTCATCAATATTGATTGTTGCGCCCTCTGCTTCTTCCTTTTCCTTATCAAATAAAGCTTTGATAATTGGCTTAAAGATAACTATGAGAGCATCTTTATTAATTAGCTCAGGCATTTAATCACCTACTTAGTCGTCTGCATGTTCAAGTTCAAACTTGATTTGATCTTCTGTTTCTTTTGCTTTCTTCCTAAATCTTGTAACTTTTATTTAAAAAAATGGAAGGTGAAATATTTAAAGCATCTGCTACACCAAATGCAAATTCAGCTGTAAAACGTAATGTTCCATTTAAGTATCCAGTTAAATTTGATGGCGACATGTTCATCTTTTGAGCAAGATAACTCTTCTTAATTCCATGTTCTTTTAGATATTCATCTAAAATTTGTGCGCTGTTCTCTTTAGTAAGACTTGGCATGTTTTCCCTCCTTTCAGTTACAAATATCTTGTAACTTTATATTTATATAATACTACACATTTTTAAAAATGCAATACTTTTCTACACATTTTTTGTAAAAATATTTTAAAAATATAAAATTAAGTTACAATATACTTGTAATTTGATTTAGGAGGTCAAAAATATGACCGAATTTAGCGATAAACTTAAACAACTTAGAGAAAGCAAAGGATGGAGTAAAACCAATGTTGCTAAACATTTAGGCATTGGACTTTCAACCTATGCTAATTGGGAATACGGTATTAGTGAACCCGATATTCAAACCATCAATCAAATTGCTACTTTATATGATGTATCTAATGGATACTTGATGGGCAACAATAATGATGGTAATGAAGAAAATGAAACCAAATCTGTTGACTTAGAAAAAGACCCTGTAGTCCTTAGCTACGGTGGCCGTCCTGTTTCAGATGAAGATCTTGACGTTATCAAAGCCATTCTTGAAAGACATAAGAATGACGGAGGCGTTCACTACGAGTAATGCCTATGTATAATAATGATTTACTACTATATATATGTCATTTAATTGAGGATCATAACCTCGGCGTTATACTTTCTCGCTTAGATGACAGGCATTTTCGCTCTAGGTATCTTCCACAAAAAAAGCTCATTATTATTAATACAAATTGGTGGAATCCATCAGAAGTGCCATTTATGGCAGCTCACGAACTAGGACATTGCATAAATGGCGATACAGGTGTTATGTACTATGACCATGATTATAAATGGCAAGAACACGATGCTTTTAACAGAAATAATGATGCCTTCAAAGAAGATCAGGCTGATCTGTATGGCTTAAATCTTATTTGGGATTATGCTTCTTCCCAAGGCTATACTTGCGAAGACCCTGGAGAATTTATGTTACAGTTCGGCATTCCTGAGAGATTGAAAAATGTGGTTGCCAAAAAATTTGAAAGCAACAATGATCTACTATTTTAGGCGATTTTATGGACAAAAAGTAAAAGAGGAAAATAAAAATGAATAAAAAATGCTTAATTTGTGGAAAATCAAGTTTAACAAAGTTAAAACTAAAAGATGGTTATATCTGTCAATCTTGCATGAAAAAATCTGGTTGGGGTCGTTGGGCCTTTACTCAGACAGGAGCATTTAAGTGGGCTGGACAACATACTTTCAAACAGTTTGAAGAATTTACCAAATCTGGCAAAACATCAAAAGATGCAGCTCAAGAATATCTAAAGCTGAGAAACTTGGGAATTAAAACAGCTCCTAGTTCAAATGTTAGCCTTGAAGATGCCATGGCTGAAAATGAGGTAGATAAAATTAATAAAATGGATACTTCAGATAAGGTTAAACAAGAACTTATTGCTGCTAAAGTATTTGACTTAACTTTCGTAAAAAAAGAAATTAAAGCTCTTCCAGAAGTACTAGATGATACCGAAGTTATTAAGTATGCTTGTTCTGGTGTTCTAGACGGTCATACATGGCTAGTAGTATGCACTAATAAGCGAGTTATCTTCTTGAACAAAAATATGGTCTTCGGTATGGATCAGAAAGAAATACCTCTCTCAGTAATTAATGCCGTTTCTTATAGCAAGCAACTAGTTTCTGGAACTGTATCAATCACTAATGGAGCAAATGTAACAGGAATAGAAAAAATTAATGCTGTAGCTGCTCCTATCATGGCTAAGACTATTAGAGAACAAATGGCTGCTATTAAGTCTCCTGCTCCATCTCAAACAGCAGTACAACCTACTACAGATATCCCTGATGAAATTAGAAAATATAAGCAACTTTTAGATGATGATATCATCACTCAAGAAGAATTTGATGCAAAAAAGAAAGAACTACTTAATCTCTGATGGCACGAATAAGAAAACGGGGCAAGAAATGGACTGCTGAAGTATCTTGGTACATTAATAGCGAACGACAATATAAATCCAAAGGTGGATTTGAAACTAAGCGAGACGCTCAAAAATGGGCTAATGAGATGGAAGTAGCTAAAGATGACGAACAAATATCTAATAAAGACCCAATCTTTGCTGAATACTATAAATCTTGGTATGAAGCTTATAGAATAGCAGGAAAATCAAAAAACACTATTAATCGATATAAACACCTCTATGAAATTTTGAAATCATATTTTGGTAATTCCAAAATTTCCTCTATTAATCGGTTAAAATATCAAAAATTTATGAATTACTATGGAGAAAAACATGCTAAAGATAGTGTTAGGAAAATACACGGATATATCAGAACATGTGCGAAAGACGCTATAAGTGATGGTATAATCCGGAAAAACTTTACTGACAGGATTAATCTTACATGGAATCACGAACGAACCAGAAAAATAGATTATTTGAATTTTGAACAGACTCAAAAATTGGTAGCTTCACTTTTAGATGGAATAAAACCATCATATGTTAGCCGTTACATGCTTTTAACGATTATCTACACTGGAATGCGTCCCGGAGAAATACGTGTTCTAACTTGGAGTGATATTGATTTTAAGAATAAGCAGATCCATATCATAAAATCATGGGATTATGACAATGATAAAGTGGTTGATTACGATTCTAATGAGATAAATAAATCTACTAAAAATTATTCGTCTACTAGAGTAATAGCGGTTGATAAAAAACTTCTTGATATCCTTCTACAACTTAAGCCAAACAGAAATAAGCATCTATTTATTGGATCAGATGGAACAATCCCCACATCTAATGCTGTCAATAAAGTTTTAAGAAAACAACTTAAAAAAATCCATATTGAAAAGAAAGGATTTCACTTTCACAGTTTACGCCATACTCATGTTGCACTTTTACTTTTCAAAGGAGTTGACTTATACTCAATAAGTAAGCGACTTGGACATTCAAATATGAGCACTACTGCTTCACATTATGCTTATATGTTAGATGAATTGAAGCAGAAATCTGACGATAAAATAGTAAACATTTTAGATGAAATTTGACCTTAGCGGTCAAACGGCGGTCATAATATGCAAAAAAGCGTGTAAGATCAATACTTACACGCTTTTATTAATGCCTCAAACAGGAGTCGAACCTGCACTCACTTGCGTGAACAGCGACCTGAACGCTGCGCGTCTGCCAATTCCGCCATTGAGGCAACCTGTAGAACATATCTATCATACCAAAAAGTTGGCAAAATTGAAAAGTCAAATAATTTAAAAATAATTCAAGTTGCATTTGCGAACTATTGTTCGTATAATATTAATCAACAAGAACAAATGTTCAGCTGGAAGGTAATTATTATGTATGACTATCGCTACGAACCGCATCGCTTAATTTTTATGATTGACAATAAAAGTTTTTTTGCCTCTTGTGAGGCGCTTCGTTTAGGTCTTAATCCGATGGAAGCTTGTTTAGCCGTTGTATCTAGGCAGCCAGACAGTTGCTGGGGATCTGGCTTAATTATGGCGGCTTCTCCTTTAGCTAAGAAAAAATATGGTTTGCATAATGTCATGCGTGTTCGTCAGTTGCCACCTAAATGGAAAGCCCCTGATTTAAAACTAGTTGAACCACATATGAATCTTTATATTAAGCGCAGTATCCAAGTCCTAGATATTTTTAGAAAATATGCAGCTAACGAAGATATCCACATGTATTCTATCGATGAAGGGATAATCGACATGACTGATTCCTGGAGGCTCTTTGGCAATGATCCCTATTATGTTGCCCGTAGAATTCAAAAAGACATCCACGATACTTTAGGTCTTTACACTACTTGCGGGATCGGTGAAAATCCTCTTTTGGCCAAACTAGCAATGGATAATTCTGCTAAACACAAGAAATCAATGCTTGCTTTTTGGCATTATCTTGACGTTCCCGATACTATCTGGAAAATAAAAAAATTAGAAGACGTTTGGGGAATTAATACTCGCACTGCTAATCGTTTAAGAAAAATCGGAATTAACAATATGTATGACTTAGCTCACTCCAAACCCTATCTTCTAAAAAAAGAATTTGGAATTATTGGCGAGCAGTTATTGGCAGAAAGTTGGGGCGTCGATCGTAGCATCATCAGACAAAAATACCATCCAAAAAGTAAAAGCTATGGTAACTCTCAAGTTTTAACGCGGGATTATTTCAATCAACGTGAAATAGAACTGGTTATTAGAGAAATTGGTGAGCAAGTTGCCGCTCGTATCCGCGCCCATAATTTACGAGCTGGCAAAGTTAGTCTATATATTGGCTTTTCTTTATTTCAATTGGCGGAAACTACTAAGCGCGGTGGTTTTGGCGTTCAACGTAAAATTACCCCAACTAATGTAAACCATGACTTAGTAAAAGAACTGATCGCCCTATTTCGTGAAAACTGGCATGGAGAAAGTGTTCGAACCATTAGTGTTAACTATACTGACTTATCACCTGATGGTACTCAACAATTAAATATGCTTGAAGACTTTGATCTGCAAATTAAAAGATATAAATTAGACCATATTGTTGACCAAATACGAAAAGAACATGGTTTTACTTCGCTAGTCAAAGCTTCTAGCCTCCTTAAAGGCGCGACTGCTATTGAACGCAGTAATTTAGTTGGCGGTCATAATGGTGGTAACGCCTATGAATAATGCAAATTTTGATAAAGAGATCCAAAATTTCTTCAAAAACTATCACGACCGCGGGATGCAAAAATGGGGTGTTTTTTTCTTAAGCGATCATACTGTTCAAATAAATAAAGATAATCAGAAAGCTAATACTACTTATAAAAAAGAAACAGAAATGGACTTGCAAGAAATAAGTAGAACATTATTGAAAGCTTTTAGCAACCATTATAAAATTCGACTGCAACTTAAAAATCGTAACTATAATAACGAATTTAGAAAAGATATTACTGGTTTTGTTAATGGTTATCATAATAGTCAGATAATTATTTCAGGTTACGCAGTTGAAATTGAGGATATCAATCATGTTGACATCTTAAGACCAAATAAAAATGGAATATGAGCTTAACAGCGTTCATATCCCATTTTTATTTATAATTGCTTATTAGTTTTTCTGCTTGTTTGAGAATTGGTAATTCTCGATTAGTAATTAATTGTCCTAATTTGGCATTAGTTTGCTTTTCATACGCATCAACTGCTTCATCATAAGTTAGTTTTAGAGTTGATAAATGAAAATCATCAATTTCTGCTTGCGTTAGATGTTTTTTACCAAAAGAATTTATTTTACATAGAAAATAATTATTAATATTGTGTCGATGAATCAAATTATAGTAGTCACTTACCACGCCGATTTTACAAAGAATATCAACATTTGCGCCCAGTTCTTCTTTTAGTTCTCTTTTAAGCGCTGTAGTTAGATCTTCACCTGCTTCAACTCCGCCACCAGATGTTTCAATGAAGGTACCTTTACCGAAATCATCGTCTCTTTGTACTTTTACAAAATAAAAATTCTGTTCATCATCAACCACAATTGCACGAACTATTTGCCGATCATGATCGATATAGGTTTTCGGCCATTGCGTGTCTTGCAATTCGAGATTTAGTTCTGGCATCTTCACTTTAAAAATTCCCCTCATTTGTATCTTCCGAGAACAATATCTTTAACTTCCTGTAAGTAATCATCAGTATATTCGGGCGCTAGTAATTGTCCATCAATCGCATCGAGCATTACTTTTTCTTTGTCTTTTAACTTTCGATATACCGTACTATCAATAAAGCCCATATGAGCGACATCACCTTTAGTCATTAGATAATAGTAACGCGTATATTGATTCTGCGGTAACCCTAATCGATTAATTCGATCACGTGATTGCAGCATGAAAGTCAAATTAAAATTATATTCAAAGTATACAGCATCATGAACAGTTTGATGTAAAGAAATAGACTCACCTAAAGTATTAGGATTAGATACTAAAACCTGTGCATTACCAGTCCTAAAATTATCAATCATTTTTTCACGATCATCTTTAGGAGTTGCTCCATAGATAAGCGTAGTATTAATACCTTTCTCGTTAAGAGTATCTGCAATTTTTTGCATTGTTCCCACAAACATACCCCAAACCAGAACTTTCTTTCCTTGAGCCACTAATTTTTCAATCAGGTTAATACCTAGTATAAATTTAGGAGATTCCATGTGCTGTAAATCATATTTTTTATATGTAGCTGCATCACTAATATTATTTCTTTTTATCTTCAAACTTTTTTTATTCCAAATGCTAGAATCAGCATCAATTAATCCTAAATCTTGATAATTAATATTCTGCTCTAATAATTCTGGATTAGTAGAAGCCTGCAGTAATCTAATGAATGTAGCTAAAGTTCCTTTTTCATTTTCATAAATTGCTTTAGTCAGTAGTTGCTGCTCTGAAGAAGGATTAACAATCTTAATAATATCAGGATCCGGAATTGGAACATGTAGATCTTTCTTATTAGTTCTCCAAAAAAATGGAGCTAATTTCTTGTTTACATCTTCTGCATCAATATTTTTTAATTCATTTAAATCCCAAGCAAAAAATGAAGAATATTCATCAGGATACATTAAATGCAAAAAATTATAAATATCCTGAAAACCATTAGGAATTGGAGTTCCGGTTAGTACATAACGATAATGAGGCGCATGGCTAAGCTTTAAGGCTGCTTTGGCACGTTGGCCTCCTATTCCCTTAACTCTATGAACTTCATCAAATACAAGCATAGTCTTCGAATCTATCAGATCATTGATTAAGTTAAGCCTGCTTTGTAATGATTCATAATTTATTGTAATAACATTTGCTTGAACCCAATCGTGCACAATAGCTCCCACATTATTGTTGTATTTCTTATCTCTTAAATTTAAACGTTGATTGTAAAATCAAATTGAACACTTTAGAAAAATAAAAAGTCCATTCGGACCTGTTTGATAGAATGTTAATAACCACAAAAACTTTCTATTGGAGGTCAAAATGGACTCTTTACATTCTACCATGAATCGGCACGTTAAAGGAAAGCATTTATCATTTGAAGAGCGAGTTATTATTCAATTGCGTTTGAAAGATGGCTGCTCTTTGCGTGCAATTGCTCGTGAACTCAACTGTTCTCCTTCTACTATCAGTTATGAGGTTAAACGTGGCACTGTAAAACTGTATCATGGTAAAGTCAAAAGATACAAGGCTACTCAAGGACATGATGTATATCAAGCTCATCGTAAAAATTGTGGGCGTAAATCAGACTTTCTCAAAAAAAATCAATTTATTCACTATGTCCACAAACATTTCTTTAAAGACGGTTGGTCGCTTGATGTTTGCAGTAATCGTGCCACTGTTGCTGGCGAATTCTCTAGCAGCGATGTTGTCTGCACCAAAACTCTTTATAATTACGTTGATAAGGGCTTATTAGGCATTTATAATTACGACTTGCCTGAGAAGCTTAAACGCAATACCAAGCTTCATCGTGTTCGCAAAAACAAGAAAAAGCTTGGCAGAAGTATTGAAGAACGTCCAAAAGAAATTAGTGAACGTAATGAATTCGGTCATTGGGAATGCGATTTGGTCCTTGGACATAAGACTAAAGATGATGAAGTGCTGTTAACCTTATCTGAGCGCATGAGTCGTGAATTCTTAATTATTCGTATTCCCGACAAGACTTCTATCAGTGTCATGCAGGCCTTTAAAGAACTCCAAAGACAATACAGTGAACACTGGAATGATATTTTTAAAACTATTACCACTGATAATGGTTCAGAATTTGCGGATCTTTCCAACCTAGAAGAAGCCTCCAATACACTGGTTTACTATGCCCATCCTTACACTTCTTGTGATAAGGGAACAGTTGAAAGACACAATGGTCTTATTCGCAGATTCATTCCTAAAGGAGAAGCAATAGCTAACTATTCTTTACAAAATATCATTGACATTGAAACCTGGTGCAACTCATTGCCAAGAAAGATCTTAGCTTATCATACACCAGATGAAATCTTTGAAAGAGAATTAGATCGAATCTATCAAGCAGCTTAACCAAAAGTGTTCAATTTATTATTGCAATTTACGTCTTAAATTTAAATAATGTAATTGTCTTTTTAATCCAAATACTTTTTCATATTCAGTACGCCATGCAGCAAAAGCATTAAGTGGTGAGATTACTAATATTTTATTTACTTCACTTATTTCAGGGCTTGATAAATAAGCAAAAGCGCCATACGTCATTGCTGTTTTCCCAGCACCTGGTACAGAAAAATTTGCTGCTCTCTTCATAACTGTCAAAAAGAAGGAAGCCTTCTCTTGCTCAACTTTAAGTGGTCGTACCACTTCTTGGTTAACGACTTTCTTAAAGTTTTGAAATTCATTGTTCCAACGTGAATCATCTGCCTTAATAGTCAAGCCTGCCTGACTTTGCTCCTTAATATAATACTGTCGCTGTTCAACAAATTCATTAAATTTATCACTAGTTTGAACTTCAGGTAAATCTTTTCTAGACAACCGTCTATTTAATTTCTTAATTAATTCTAATAACTGAACATAGGTTAAATCAGACTTAAATATGTGTTGCTCTGAATCTTTAAAATACGGAGTGAAAATGGATAATCCTCGTTGAGCTGCCTTAGTCTCCAAAGTATGATTTTTATCATCGAGAAGTTGAAACAAGCCATCCTGATTTTTAACAATAATTGGATTATCCAATTTCTTTTCCATATTTATCAAATAGCTCCTTACTTAAGTAATGTAAATCTCTCATATATGTTCGTAATTCATTTAGCTGATCTTTGCTAACTTCGTTATAGCGCAGGCTCCCAATTAAACCACCATCTTCATTTAAATCATGATAGTATTTAACATTCTTTTTAATACTACGAATAAACTTATCAACGGATTCACTATTACGAGCATTTCGCATGTAAGTATCGAAAACCTCCCCAATAGCCTCAACTGTTTCATTTTCATCCGTAAGACTTTGCATTAAATCTGATGTTGTTTCAATTTCATCATCTTGTAAAGATTCCGATAAATCATCAACCATATCCGCTACATCATCATTAAAGTCTTCATTATCTGCACTATTATTTACAATATTCTTACCATATTCGCGAATATGAGTACGAGATGTTATACCACTAACTCCAACATGAATTTGATAAAGGATTACTCCAAAATAGGACATCATAGTTTCATTTTTTCGAACTTGAGATTCGGGATCATCGCCAAAATTTTTAGATAACGATTTTCCCATTTCATAAAACAAAGACCATACTTTACTTTCTTTTAAAATATTATATTTATTTTTTGAAGTTCCAATAAACTCTAGGAACTTTCTCATATATACTGCACCATCATAATATTTCTTTACTTCTGTTGGACGCATATGTGAATCTGCCGCATAGTCAGCCTGAGTCATTATCGGAGCTTCACCGCCGGTAGTCTGATATATATCAACAGCTAGATCCACAGGATCATAGCTTTGACGCTCTTCAACACCCATTTGAATAGCTAACTCTAACTTCTTAATCTTTACACGTTCAGTAGAGTTGTTATAAGAAAATGGCAAAACAACTGCTTCAAAATATACTGTTTTCCCTGTTGTTCGATGAATATCGCGTAAAGCAGTAAATCTTCTATTTCCATCGACAATTCGTCCATCATCTAACACATAGCCATATACTTGTTGACCTGATTCTTTAATAGAGTTAGTAGTTCGCTTTAAAGCATTTGTATTATCTTGTTCAATTAATTTTTCTACAAAAATATTATAATTGGGATCATCCTGATCATTAGCAGGGTGTAACTCACCTTCATACTGAGAAATACCAGTTGCAATTCGTCCATTTTTATCATTGTAATATAGATAATCTAATGGAATTTTATAAACATCTAATGTTTCAGAGCTTACCCCATCCACCTTAATTGGTAATTTAGGCTTTGCTCCAGTTTTTTCTAGTTTTCCTTCTTTTGCTAGTTTAATTAATGACAACACTTATTTCAGTTCTCCATTCTCTAATTTGTTAATTAAATCGTGTACTTCTTGTTCACTAGTTGCCATCCAATAATAAACTCCAGATTCTTTTAATTGATCGAAATATTTTTGTTGAATAATTCCTATCTCAGCATCATCTAAGCGCATATTTTCTGCTTTAGTTTCAATAATTAAATAAGCTGATTTGTTATTATTTTCAACCATAAAAATAAAATCTGGTGTAGTCGTACCATTGTCAAAACGTGGAATCTTGATGGCTTTTTTTGGTAATTTTCCAAATACACTAATTTTAGGACTATACGTTCTATTCAAAATTTTCAATTCTGGATCAGCACTATCATATCGAAGTGGTGGTCGATCGTATAAATAAGCTTTGTCAGCTGTAGAATGGTCTGAGACGTAGATTCCTAAAACATTTGCTGGCAATGAGTCAACAAATTCGTGTTTTTTGGCATTATAAATAGAAGTTGATGAAACAAAATCTAAAGGTTCATAACTATAAGATTGTCTTATTCGTTCATTAAATTGTTTATTAAATGTACGAATTAGATTACTCAATGTATTTTCATTAATATAGTTTTTATTTCCACCCAACCGTTTAACTGCTTTAATCATTAAGTTATTCAGCAAATTAACTGATAAATCTGTTTGCTTCGCTAATATTTTTAAGAACTTACCATAATTCATAGTTAAATATGTGGCATTATAATCAGTTTGTGTCTCTCTAATTTCAGCACCATCATCAGTAGTTTCAAGTTGCTGATGAATTATTTGAGGTCTTTGTAGGACAAAAATCTTATTATCATTATCGTTGAATACATTCTTAGCAACTATTTCAGCAACTGAGTTTACAGAAGAATCAAATTTTATCATTTGTCTTCTAGCTAATTGCATCCATAAATTTTTCAATTGCTGCCAGTTTTGTTTTCTAAGTTTTACTTGAGTACTTTCTTTTGAGTTTTTATCTCTAATTTTACCTTTTGCGACTTTTGTTTGTTGTTCTAGCTCTGGATATAACTGACATAATGCCTCATATCCTGACATTTTTTGACCTCTCAACTCAACTTCTGGTTTAAATTTATTTGATCTAGTTATTACATTATGTTCATCTAAATCATCAAGTAACTTATCTTCATTAAATTTCGGATCTGTTTTCTTTCTTACCTTAACAATGGTATCAATCATATCTTCAGTTAATTCCTCTTTATTTATATCAAGAGGAATATCATCATTAACTTCACCGACTAATTTCTGAGCAAAATTCCGTTCATCATATCCAATTAAAAATGACAATCTACTTTGCCACTCATCCTGATTTAAACGATGTCCTGTTTCATCAACTGGTAATCTTAAACCACGACCAACTTCTTGAATCTTGCTAATTTCCGAACCAGATCTTCGAAGCTTTGCAATGACAAAAACATTAGGATTATCCCATCCTTCACGCAAAGTCCATTTTGAAAACAAAAATCGTCTTGTAATCCAATTACCATCTTTATCTTTAAAGCTAAGGAGTTTTTCCTTATTTTTCAGAATATCTTCTACCTCAGCTTGAATGTCTTCATCAGAATTTCCACGATCTTCACTAAAATAACCAGCATAAACATTTTGATGATCTGATTTTAAGCTTCGTAACGTTGCTTTGAGAAAAGAACAGTATTCTTTTTCTCTCTCGTCGATCGCTAATTCATATTTATTAATCAAGTTTTGTAGTTTCTTAGTCAGTAACTCTTCAAAATGCTGTGCAAGCCATCCCTTAGTATTGTTTTTACCACGGAAGCTAGCAATACTATCGATAAAGAATAGAGATAAAGTTTTTATCTTAGGCATATTATTTGCTGAATCTGGTCTTAAAAAATTATCTTCTTCGGCCTTAAAATGACAATCTAATGCTTGAGATATAATTTCATCCTGATAATTTTTAGCAAAAGTTCCTGGAATAAGCTCCATATCTTTTGATAAAGCTAATCCATTAGATAATTCTTTATCTGTTCCCCCTGAATAAATAATGTTGCCTTCAAACCCGGAATCAATATCGGCTAAATTTTCACCAGCAGAAATAGAATAATCATGTCCATTTCTAGATAAAATCAACTCTCTAGCTTTTGCTTGCTTTACCTTATATAAATGCTCTGCTTGTTCCTTTGGAATATCAGGATAATCAATATCAATTCCTTTAACTAAGCCTTGGTTAAAACTATCTACTGCATCCAAATTAAATTGTGGTTTTCCACGATAATAATCTGGTTTAGTTACTCTATTTTTGCCACGACCAGATGCAACCAAAGGAAATGTTGCACCAAATCTAACGATTAGTTGAGGCTTTAATAATTCAATATCTTTATAAGACTTTTTGTTACGTGGAAAACGGTGTGGTTCATCAATAATTACCACTGGCCTTGTCGCAGCAATTGCCTTAATCGGAATATTTTCTCCGCCTAGTAGAGTTTGGTCATAGTCCTTACGGCTCATGGATTTTGAGCTGAGCATTCCTTGATTGATTAATAATACTTCGATCTGATTAGCATTCTGCCGCGTAGCTTCTACAAACTCTGATAGTTGAGCTGGAAAGTTTCTTCGCCCTGAGCGCGACTTAAAATCACCTGCATTTATTACATTTAATTGAATCCGTGTATTTTCATAATACTGACTAAAGTGTTGCTTAGCATAATCACTAGTAATAAAACTTCTCGTTCCTTCTTTAATACTTGGAGTTGGGACAACAATTACAAATTTAAATAGTCCATATTTTTTATGAAGCTCATACATCATTCTGGTATAAACATAAGTCTTACCAGTTCCTGTCTCCATTTTAATATCAATATTAGCTTTATCTTTGTAGCGACAATTAATTAACGGATTAGCATAGATGTAATTAGCGTCTGGATCATCACTCATCATATCTATTCCTGGAAAAGCTTGATCGATAGCCCTTAGTGCATCTACTTGATGTTGTAAAGTTTCAAGTTTAATCTTCATAATCTTAATACCTCTTGATTAAATTAACTTTACTGTCTAACTGCTTAAGACCATTCTCAAGTTCACGTAGTTCAGCAATATTAAATGAATAACCAAAAATCACTACGCTTTGTAAATCCAATTGATGTGTACCTAGCTGATTTAATAATTCTTTAGTTTCATCTGCACTCCAGCCTTCAGCAATTAAATACAAGCGATTATCTACCATATGTGCTGTATAGTCATTGAATTTAACATCTTGAATATTGGTATCAAATGAATAACCATCTTGAGCTAGCCAAGTAGTTAAGACTGTTTGTTCTCCGCTAGCATTACCCGGAATATTTAAGCTATCACTCGAAAATCCCTCAATCATATCTGTGAATAAGTTAATGTTATTTGGATCAAAGTCATCAATGTCTTCAAGCGTTTGCGTAGTTGGTTTTACTACACGATAGTGTTTGAAACTTCCATCGAAATTTTCAGGAAGAGTTAATCCATTATCTTCTTTTATTTTTTCAGCTGCCCGACGAATACGTTCACGGGAAATTTGATCAATAGATTTGTAGCCAGCCTGATATGCAGCTTTTCCACCTTTGGTTGGGATATAATCTCCATGCTTATCTAACTTAGGAGTTCCATCGTCATTAGTTTCATATGTTTTTTCTGGAAGTTGAACCATGATGAATTTACGGTTTCCACCGTCTTCCGCATTAAGCTGCATTACAGCGTCAGCTGTTGTGGATGAGCCAGCAAAAAAGTCTAAAATTATATTTTCTTTATTATTTAATATTTTCAAAAGATACTTAATTAATAGAGTGGGTTTAGGAGTATCAAAAAACTTATTCCCATCAAAAAGATTCATTAGCTCTTGGGTAGCTATATTATTTAAACCTATATTTTCAAAAATTGTTCCTATTTTTCTCTTTTTTCCTGATGCTAATCTATCCTTTAAAAACACTTTTTGCACAGGAGCACTTTCTCCATTTTTTCCAAAAATTATTCTTCCATCTTTGATACGTTTCTTTACTTCATCTTCATTAAATACCCAGTATCTTCCTTTACTTGGAAAATAAGATTTTCCATTTAGAGGATTAATTATCTCAAAATATGGGCCTTCATGATTAGCCGACAAAGGCATTGTAGTCCATAGTCCTCTAGGATCATTATCTGGATTTGAATATCCTTTTTTACTTAAGGGCAATCCAATATAATTTTCTATTTTTTCTTGTTCTTTTGCATAGACAAGTAAATAATCATGAATGGCTGGAATATTTCCAACATTATTTGGTCCACTTTTTCGCTTCACAATAATTTCTGCTACAAAATTACTTTCACCAAAAATTTCATCTAATAATAGCTTTACATTTGCTTGCTCATTATCATCAATCGAAACAAATATTAGTCCATATTCATTCAATACCTTCTTCGCCAAGACTAATCTTGGATACATGAAAGTAAGCCAAGCTGAGTGACTAGAGTTTCCTTGAATACTCTTTAACCGTGTCAATTGATCATCGTCAAGCCCAAACATGTTTTCTAATTGATCATCTGTATACTCAAACGTATCAGGATATACGAAATCTCCATTTCCTGTATTATACGGAGGATCAATATAAATCACATCAACTTTATTAGCATAAGCAGACTGTAAATGACGCAATACTTCTAAATTATCTCCAGTAAAGAACAAATTTTTACTATTCTTACCCTCTCCATTATTTTGTTCTTCATCAGGTACAATTACGCTAGTTGGCATTTCTCCAGCCTGTCTACGAGCATAATCTTTACCAATAAAATTTAACTGATATCCTTCACTTAATTCATTAATATTTTTTTCTTTAAGTTCATCCCTAAATTTATCCAGATCAAAATTACCGTTTTTAGTAAAAAATTCCGGTAACTTTTCTTTAAGTTCGTTTAGAAATGCTGAATTGGGTTTGATATCCTGATTGAATTTTTCACTATCTCTAAGCAT